TAGCCCCACTGAAATAGTCCATATCCGAGAGAGAAACTCCAAAACCGCCAAACCAATCTGGCGCGAACCCATTATCGTGAAGAATGATCTTTCGGCCATTATAGGTGTTGTCAAACCTCAGAACGTGCCCACTTGAAGTTGAAGAGGAACCATATGGACTCGGATGAGCCGAAAAATTACCGATGAAGATATTCCCATCTTCAACGTGCAGTTTAGCGGATGGACTCGTTGTACCAATGCCGACGTTGCCGCCTGCAGAAATTCTCATCCTCTCCAAAATAATATCAGCGGTTGATTGTGTCCAAAAAGCCATTCCAGACACATTGCCACCTTCATTTACAGCATTAATTCTGCCATTGTTTCGTAATCCACCTCCCGTAATATTGCCGTAAAATAACAATGATGGGCCAAATCCGGCATCTACACCACCAGTGCCATTAACAGTAGTTGTATCAGCTTGAATCCGCAAAACATCAGCAGGCGCATTTCTTTGAGCAAACGTACCATAAATATCTGTTTTATACGATGGCCCCGTCGTCCCAATGCCGACGTTGCCGCTGCTCGTTGCAAAGTTGGCTCCTCCCGTGCTACTTAACGATGTAAACGCATTTGTATTTGTCCAAGTATTTGCAGTTCCAAGAATTGATGCACCGCTAATACCTTGAATACCTTGAATACCTTGTGTGCCCTGAGAACCAACTGTTCCTTGAGACCCTACTGTACCCTGAGTTCCCTGCGCCCCTTGGATACCCTGTATTCCTTGAGCACCCTGAGTTCCTTGAACGCCTTGAATACCCTGGATACCTTGGATCGAACCTGGATTAACATCGACCCATTGCGACGATGTACCGTCATAATAGTAAATGCGCATCATGCCAACACTTGAGTCCCACCATAGGTCACCGGCATTTGGAGATACCGGAGCAGTGTCGCTTGTGAGAACATTTGCATTCACGCCAGTGATACCTTGAACGCCCTGAGTGCCCTGAGTGCCCTGAGTTCCTCGAATACCTTGGATACCTTGGATACCCTGTACACCCTGGATACCTTGCGTACCTTGTACGCCTTGAATACCCTGTGTTCCTTGAGTACCTTGAATGCCTTGTGTTCCTTGAGTACCTTGCACGCCTTGTACGCCTTGTATACCCTGTGTCCCTTGGATACCTTGAATACCCTGTGTTCCTTGAGCGCCTTGAATTCCCTGGATACCCTGGGTTCCTTGTTGGCCCTGAGTGCCCTGAGTCCCTTGGATACCCTGACGACCTTGAGTTCCTTGTACACCTTGAGTTCCTTGAATACCAGTAATCCCTTGGATACCCTGTATACCCTGTGTACCTTGTGTACCTTGTGTGCCTTGTGCACCAGTTGCGCCTACGTCACCCGTACGAGCAAAAGTAATAATAATGTCAAGAGCATTGGTAAAAGAAGTTGCACCGCTCAGGTAAGCTACCGGAACATTAAAATAATTGGAACCGTGAGAGTGAGCTCCGGTAATTGAGAACAACGCAAAATTATTTGTGTCATTCTTCTGAGTGATCGTAAAGTGACCCTTGATTGTTGAGGTTGAGTCATCAATGGTCTGTAAGAAATTGTAAATTGAAACACTCAGGTCATCAGTATCATTAATGTAAAGAGCACTTGCCAGGCTTAGATCGGCATTACTGAGACGGAGCTTTCCGGTACCCGGATCCGCATTTGTCGTGGATGTATCAAAGGTGTAATCGAATGCTGCACCACCGAATGTTCCGGCAGTACCCTGCGAACCTGTAATACCCTGTGTGCCCTGCGTTCCTTGTACCCCTTGGATACCTTGAATACCCTGTGTCCCCTGAGCACCATTAATTCCTTGATAACCGGCAATACCTTGTACGCCTTGAATACCTTGAATACCCTGTGTTCCTTGAGCGCCTTGTACGCCTTGAATACCCTGTGTTCCTTGAGTACCTTGAATGCCTTGTGTTCCTTGAGTACCTTGAATACCCTGGATACCTTGAATCCCTTGGACACCTTGAATTCCTTGGATACCTTGAGTTCCTTGAATACCCTGGCGCCCTTGTGTTCCTTGCGTACCCTGTACGCCTTGAATACCTTGAGCCCCATTCAGACCTTGAGCACCAGAAATACCCTGGACACCTTGAATACCTTGGAGACCTTGAGAACCTTGTGCTCCATTGAAACCTGATGCACCCTGAGTTCCATTGATACCTTGAGTACCCATTGTACCCTGAGCACCTTGAGGTCCAACAATACCCGATGATGTCGTGACCCATTGGTACGAATCACCATCATAATAATAGATCATCAAAATACCTAGATCGGAATTCCACCAGAGGTCATCAACGGAAGGAGACTCGGGCGGAGTTGCCGATGAAGCAATTTCTGTTCCCTTTAACCCTTGAATACCTTGGATGCCCTGGATTCCTTGGATACCTTGAATGCCTTGGATCCCTTGAACGCCTTGAATGCCCTGAATACCCTGAATGCCTTGCTCACCTTGAATACCTTGGGTACCCTGAGTGCCTTGAGTCCCCTGGATACCTTGTTCACCCTGAGCGCCCTGTGTTCCCTGCACACCTTGAATACCTTGGATGCCCTGGATTCCTTGCGTCCCCTGTGTACCTTGTGTTCCCTGTACTCCTTGAATACCCTGGATACCTTGAATTCCTTGTTCACCCTGAGTGCCCTGAGTTCCTTGGATACCTTGCGTACCTTGAGTTCCGGTAATACCTTGAGAACCAGTGATACCTTGGATACCTTGTGTGCCCTGCGTTCCTTGAATGCCTTGAACACCTTGAATTCCTTGCTCACCCTGAGTACCTTGGATTCCCTGTTGTCCTTGAGTTCCCTGAGTTCCTTGGATACCTTGGATGCCCTGAATACCTTGAGTGCCCTGTGTTCCCTGTACTCCTTGAATACCCTGGATACCTTGAATACCTTGCTCACCCTGGGTGCCCTGAGTGCCTTGAATCCCTTGAATACCTTGAGTGCCCTGAGTTCCTTGGATGCCTTGCTGCCCTTGTGTTCCTTGTGTTCCCTGTACACCTTGAATACCCTGGGTGCCCTGAGTTCCTTGAATACCCTGTTCACCTTGTGTTCCTTGCGTACCCTGAGTTCCTTGAATTCCTTGAATACCTTGGATACCCTGTTCACCCTGAGCTCCTTGTGTACCTTGTACTCCTTGAATACCCTGAGTTCCTTGCGTTCCCTGTGTGCCTTGAATTCCTTGAATGCCCTGGATACCTTGCTCGCCTTGTGTTCCTTGAGTACCTTGAGCACCGGTTGCACCAATGTCACCCGAACGAGCAAAGGTAATAATGATGTCTAAATCATCCGTAAATGATGTCGCACCAGAAAGATAGGAGACGGGTACCTGGAAATAATTCGTACCATGCGTATGATTTCCGGTAATCGCAAAGATTGCAAAGTTGTTTGCATTTGCCTTTTCCGAGATTGTAAAGTGACCTTTGATTGTTGATGTAGAATCGTCAATGGTCTGTAAGAAGTTGTAGATCGAAACACTGAGGTCATCAGTATCATTAATGTACAATGCAGAAGAAAGAGAAAGGTTGGCAGTATTGAGACGAAGAACGCCGGTGCCAGGATTTGAATTTGTAGTAGTTGTATCAAAGGTATAGTCGAATGCGGCACCGCCAAAGGTACCAGCAGGACCTTGAATACCCTGAGTTCCTTGTGTACCTTGCACGCCTTGAATTCCCTGGATACCTTGTGCTCCTTGAATACCTTGAATTCCCTGGATCCCTTGGATTCCTTGTTCACCCTGAGTACCCTGAGTTCCTTGAATACCCTGCACGCCTTGGGTACCTTGGACGCCCTGAATACCCTGAGTGCCCTGAGTGCCTTGAACACCTTGGATACCTTGAGTTCCTTGAATTCCCTGTTCGCCCTGAGTTCCCTGTGTTCCTTGCACACCTTGAATACCTTGTGTACCCTGAGTCCCTTGAATACCTTGCTCACCTTGCGTACCCTGTGTTCCTTGTACGCCTTGGATACCTTGAATGCCTTGAGTACCTTGTGTGCCTTGGATTCCTTGAATTCCCTGAGTTCCTTGGATGCCTTGCTCGCCTTGCGTACCCTGTGTTCCTTGCACACCTTGGATACCTTGAGTTCCTTGGATACCCTGGATACCTTGGATGCCTTGCGTGCCTTGAGCACCATCGGATCCAACGTAACCATCTGCACCCTGAGCACCCTGAGTTCCCTGCACGCCTTGAATGCCTTGAATTCCTTGTTCACCCTGAGCACCCTGCGTACCTTGCACGCCTTGAATTCCCTGGATACCTTGCTCGCCCTGAGTACCTTGTGTTCCTTGTACACCTTGAATGCCTTGAATACCCTGGATACCTTGCTCGCCTTGTGTACCCTGATGTCCTTGGATACCTTGTGTTCCTTGAATACCTTGAATGCCCTGCAAGCCTTGAATACCCTGTGTACCTTGGATACCTTGGACTCCTTGAGTACCTTGTGTTCCCTGTGTGCCTTGGATTCCTTGAATGCCCTGGATACCTTGCTCGCCTTGGAGACCCTGTGTTCCCTGCACGCCTTGGATACCTTGAATGCCTTGGAGACCCTGAGCACCTTGCGCGCCGCCATTAACGGCGTTCCAGTATGATCCATTCCAGATCCAGCTACTGTTGTTAGCTGTATGAATGTAACCGTTGATCGGATTGGTTGGAAAATTAATTACGGCCATAATAGTATTGAGCTATTTATTAAAATGATTCTTATTTCTTGATGAGGGCTTTTAATTCATCAATTTGCTTTTGTTGCTCTTTAATTGCTTCGATGAGGAGAGCAGTAATGTTACCGTAATCAACCGAAAGAGTGCCTTCTGCATCTTCCTTGTCTTGATGCAACATGACAACTTCTGGCACAACTTTTTGTACTTCCTGAGCGATGACACCCATCTTACGGGTTTTTGTTTCATCACGAATAAGAGTGTAATATACACCGCGAAGAGCTAAGGTCTTGTCAAGAGCACTTGTAACTGTTTCTACATTTTCTTTCAGCTTTGCATCGGAGTAAGCTGTAACATTACCAGCAGCCCAAATAGCTCCACCGAATGTGGCATTATTATTACTCAGGTCCCAATATACTGGCCAATATCCACCAACTTGGGACCAACTAGTGGTATCAACTCCACCTCTAAGAATATAGAAGAGGTTAGAGTTATTGTGCAGCATCGCCGACATTTGATCGGCATCTTGAAAGTGCAATGTAGGTGAGCCGCCGCGAATAGTGATTTGATTTCCCCAGAATTTTGCAGTAGATAAACTAGAATCGCCGTTGGGATTGAGATAATAACTTGTATCATTACTATCCCTAAATTGGGTAGCATCAGCTATGTTGAAAGTTACGTTATTTCCTGTGCCTACGCTTTGGTTGATCGTGTAGGCGGTGATGTTGGCGGCATTACCCGTGACGGAGATGCCCCAGCTCCCGCTCGCACCGGAGCCGGTCAGTGACGGTGCCCATGTCGTAAAATTTTGGTTCGTCAAAACCCTGTTCCATGTCTGCCATTGAGATGCGCCAGATGCACGCCAGCCGCCACGGAACGCTAAGTCATTTCCTGCATGTGAAACATACACCTGAGCCTGAGCGTCAGAGTTCGCGTCAAAATTTATTAACGCTCCGTATTGGTATGCCACGGTCGGAGAGTTGCTACCGAAATCGGCTTGGTTTACCTGCACAACGGTTTGAGAAACATCCCCGAGGGTATTCCAATTAGTTGAACTCGCCGGACCTATGCTCTTGAGCACTCGCCCGATTGCGTAACCCCCAAAAAGCGTTGAATTTGCCGCCGTCGTCGCCGTCGCCGCATTGCCGCTGATCGAACCAGTAATTGTATTACCTACAGTTAATCCAACAAGATTCGAAGTGCTTGCTGGGTCTGTATAGTAAACAGTATTGTTTGTATCATAAAAAATAGGAGCGCGAAGCGATCCATTACTATATGCGTAACCGTCGGTACAGTTAAAAGGATTGTAGTCGGTGCCTCCGCTACTTGTCACGGAGAATATAATTGAATTGCCTTCATCGAAACGAATCATCTGTCCCGAGAGTCCGGTATTTGGTCTTGCAAAGGAAGAACCGGTATTGGATTTATTTCTTGCGATACCAGCGGCCGTCCAAGAAACGGCGGGTTCTGAGGTCCAAAGATAAAGATACGCATTTCCGGTCCCAGCGCCGTTATTTCCGGCTGGAAGACCAAAGGCGGTACTCATTCCATGAGTATAATTAAATGTATTGGTTCCCGTCCATGTATTTGTATTACCGAGAATGGTCGCACCCGAAGTTCCTTGCGTACCTTGAGCACCCGTCACACTTGTACCAATCGTACCCTGAGCGCCAGTGCTACCAGTTGATCCTGTATTGCCAGTCGCACCAGTAATACCTTGACGACCCTGGATACCCTGAGTTCCCTGCGAACCCATTGCGCCTTGAGCACCAGTTGAACCTGTGATGCCTTGAGTTCCCTGGATACCTTGGATACCTTGAGTTCCCTGCGAACCAAATGTTCCCTGCGCACCCTGAGTTCCTTGAATCCCTTGGATGCCCTGAGTACCCTGAGTGCCTTGAGTCCCTTGAATACCTTGGCGACCTTGGATACCCTGCGTACCTTGAATACCCTGAATACCTTGAATACCCTGTGTTCCCTGAGTTCCTTGAATTCCTTGAATACCCTGTGTTCCCTGAGTTCCTTGAACACCTTGAATGCCCTGAGTACCTTGAAGACCCTGAGCGCCTTGAGTTCCGATTGCTCCTTGAATACCTGTAATACCTTGGATCCCTTGAATGCCTTGAGTTCCCTGTGCACCGACATCGCCGGTACGTGCAAAGGTAATTATAATATCGGCATTCGATGCAAAAGATGTAGCACCCGCAAGATACGATGCAGGAACGCCGAAGTAATTCGTGTTATGAGTATGAGCCCCCGTGATTGCAAATAGCGCAAATACATCTGGATTGCCTTTGATTGAAATTGTGAAGTGACCCTTAATAACAGATGTCGAATCATCAATTGTCTGTAAGAAATTATAGTTCGAGTTATTTAAATCGTCCAACTCGTTAATGTAAAGAGCATCGGCGAGCGAAAGATTTGCATTATTGAGCCGTAGCTTTCCGGCTCCGGGATTGGAATTTACAGTAGATGTATCAAATGTGTAATCGAACGCTGCACCGCCAAAGGTGCCTGCGGTACCTTGAATACCTTGGATACCTGTAAGACCCTGAATGCCTTGAGTACCTTGAGCTCCAGTAATACCAGATGTTGCGGAAACCCATTGAGATGAGTCACCGTCAAAATAGTAAATCATGAGCATACCGCCAACAGAATTCCACCAAAGATCATTTACCTCTGGAGAAGTTGGTGCAGTGTCGCTAATAGAAATTTCTGTACCCTTGAACCCTTGAATACCTTGAAGACCCTGTGTTCCTTGTGTACCTTGGACGCCTTGAATACCTTGGATGCCCTGCTCACCCTGAGTGCCTTGTGTCCCTTGGATGCCCTGGATTCCTTGAATACCCTGGATGCCTTGTTCGCCCTGTGTCCCTTGAGTCCCTTGGATACCTTGAGCACCTTCGGTTCCCTGTGTTCCCTGAGTGCCTTGGACGCCTTGCGTTCCCTGCACGCCTTGAATACCTTGAATGCCTTGGATTCCCTGCTCACCCTGAGTGCCTTGTATCCCTTGAATGCCCTGGATACCTTGGGTACCTTGTGTCCCTTGGATACCTTGCGTACCTTGTGGTCCAAGTTGGGTATACATTACCTGCGTTGCCGTCAGAATAATCGACGGTGTTCTTGGGCGATTATCATTACCCGCAATTGTTTCTAACGTAACATTAGCACTATTTGTTTCCCAGAAAAGTTGAATGTAATCATTTGCCGCCAATGACAATACAAAATTCACCGTCAATATATTAGATGAGTATGCACCTCCTTGTTTATCCGGAACATCATAATGGGAATTTGTATCTACAAGAACTGTTCCATTCTTCTTAAGGAAGAACTGAGTTGCACCATTCGCCGTGCTTCGATTTGTTAATTGAACGGAAAATGTGATGCTATAAACACCTTGATTTGTAAAGGTTACCCGGCTTCCAGAAACCACAGAAACCGCATTACTATCGGTGTCATAGCTATCCAGTGTTACAGCTTGAGGAGTGTTAAGAGCTACTGCCGTTTGATTTGTGGTATCCCAGAATGAACCCCAATAACCAATTGCACCACCGGTGCCAGGAGCTCCGGAGATACCTTGGATACCCTGACGACCTTGGGTACCTTGAGTGCCCTGAGTACCTTGGACACCTTGAATTCCTTGGATACCCTGAGTTCCTTGAATACCCTGGCGCCCCTGTGTTCCTTGCGTACCCTGTACGCCTTGAATACCTTGTATACCCTGAGTGCCTTGTGTTCCACCACCCTGATAATAGAATGTCCCGTCTGTATCCGATACTAAGAAACGAGTGAGCCCCTGGGTACTTTGGATACCTTGGACTGCGATTGTTCCAGTTACGGTTGCGTTACCGGCTACATCTAAGCCGTTTTTGACTTTAAAGTTTTTATCTATAGACATTCTGTTTCCTTATTCCACAGAAGGTTGAACACCGACGTTGAATGTCTATTTATAATAAATTAGTTCACAGGACTTTAAAAGCCCAAATACTTCTGACGAATGAAGCGAAGATCGTAGGACGTGTAACTAATCGGACGGTTCTCGAATGGAAGTTTGCTTGGAGCACACCATCTCCATTCCTTACCCCATTTATGAGTCATGTAGTCCATGTTCATGAGATTCACTCGGTCCAATTTCTCTTTGAGTACCGGATCGCTCTTGCCCGTCTGACTTCCATGAACATGATATTCGTTCTTCTTGCCCTCGCCGTGATAGTAATCGCTTTGAAGATTCATCATCTTGCGGATTGGACTGTGGATGAACCGTAGGAAGTAATCGGCGTCCTCGTTGTACGCGGGATACAGATTCTCATCAAAGAGACCGTAATCGGCAACAATATGATCTCGAAGTAGGAAAAGGTCCCAGCTACCGACATTATGGTCGCCTTCGTAGCCGTGAATGATACCGAGCGAAGGATCACGCATAGTTGCAGCATACATTTCCGCAAGGAAACCACGACCAAACGCAACATCATCATTTACAATGATCCAGTACGGAGCCTTCAGATAGGATTTAATCATAAGGTTCCATGAGCCCGGAACACCTAGATTTGCCGGCATATGAACCACTTTAATCTTACGAATGTAGGGATGCGGAGTTGCAGCAATCGCATCCAATTCGGCATCAATCTCTCCGCGTCCGTTGTTATTGATGATGCAGAACTCCTTGACGGGAAAATCAACACTCTCAACAAGGCGTTTTACCCATTTTGGATTTGTGACCACTGCCGTTCCGATCATAGGAATGATGGGAGTCGGCACTGGCTTCTTCATAATGGATTCCAGTGATGCTGTGGGACCATTCTGTTGCCACCACGTTGTGACGTACTTCTCGGAAAGAGCATTGTATTCCTTGACCTTCTTGGTATCGTTACTATAGAAGGTCGACGAGAATGTATTCTTTTCAGTGAAGAGCGGGATACTGTACGACTTTGGTTCTCCCGGGAAATACACGAGGTTCTCTACGATGGGCTGGCACTGTTTGTCATTCTGAACAATGAGACGGAAACGACCATCAATAAAGTAATCATCAATCAGCTGTTTGGCGTATGATCGTTTGATCAGATACGCAGTGACGCACCAGTCGGAAGCAATGCGTGGACGGAAGCCAATATCATTAATTTCATCCGACCGAATCTGAGCCAACTGTACATTCTTCCAGTCCGAAGGAAGCGATGCAAAGAACTCTGACCACGTGAAACTCCAGTTCTCGCAGTTCTCAAGGTTCACATCATCTTCCAAGAATAACGCAACATCGGTTTCGGAAGTATCGTACCAATACTTGATCATTGTGAGGTGACCCATTGCACACGCAATATCGGTCGACTTCATAATGTCAAAGTAAATGCCAGTGACGACATCTCCTTTCTTGCGATAATCCGTTACGCGACCATCAAAACCATCAATGCGAGTATGCTTGCCGATGCCGTACTTGGCAAACTGGTCATTAATGCACTTATGTCTGTCGGGCTGGTCGGGAAGTGTGAGCCAATAGACGGGAGGAAAATTATCCAGTTTGCTCATACTTCGGCTTTCATGAACTTAAGGTTATTCAGAACAGCACCCTTATGAGTAGGATCCAGTTGATAGTTCTTATGAAGGTCGATGAACATATTCTTTGAATCTTCACAGAGACCCACCCACCATGCGCTTACGGCTTTTTCAAATAGCATACCATAATAACCAGGATATTCTACCCAGGTCCGAAGAGGTCCGCAATTAAAATCACAAATCTCCAGCGCCATTGACGCATAGGTATAACAGTTTACCCAGCTCTCAACCGTGCTTTCGCGTTCATGATACCGAGCAAGGAGGAAGTACGCCTCAGGACGCGTTGGTAGAATCGAGATTGCGCGTTGAAGCAATCCACGAACCGAAAGACCTCGGGTACCTTGTTTCTGGAAGCAGAGTGCCGCACGAATCAGGCACTCATATTGATAGAACGGAATATCACTGCGTTCGGCGGCACGAATGTAATAGGAGATGGCAGAAGCCGTCTGGCCGATATTGTCGTACCAAAGAGCAAGAACGTAGTTATTGTATTCGTTGGATGGGTCGCCAACATAGGCATTCATCATCTCATTAAAACCAATACCATGAGCCCACGTATGGAAGTCAACAAGATTCAACCACTTTTTGCGGTTCTTCTCAAGGTTCTCATATGTAAGTTCTTCCTTTACCTCGAGGAATTCAATATCCGTAAAATTATGCTTAAGACTAAGGATACCGCAACCATGGTCGACATCGACGACGTTCACATCAAAAAGATACTCTTTTTTACGGAATTCAACAAGAGCTTTCCAGCAATCTCCGTTCCACATACCCTGTCCAGAATATGGAATCTCCTGAGCCCGTTGAGTCAATGGATTCATATCATGGCACACAATGTAACCATTCGGATTCAGACACTCTGCGGCATTCTTGAGGTCCTTAAAGACCTGATCGGCATGATGAAGCCCATCAATAAAGATCACATCAAACTTCTCGGTATTCTGAGCAAAGAATTCATCCGAAGTCATGACCTTACAGAGTTCCGGGTTCTTTAATTTCTCCGGAGACGGGTCAACACCAACACGTTTAGGGCAAACAATATTGTCAAAGTTATGCCCATTCCATACGCCAATCTCAAGATAGGATTGAGCTTTGCACTTGGCAATTAGATAATTAATGATTGTGGTGCGGTTCATTTGTTATTCTCCTCAATGAAGTTCATGATTGTAGAAATCGGGCAACGGAACACATAGGCTGCATTATCCTGGAAGCCAAAAGTAATTGCGACATTCTTTTCATCGACCAAGCACATTCCAATTGCAAATTCAACCTGTGCGTCAAGAAAGAAGAACTCTTTGGAGTATTTTACAATGTTCCAGTTCTCATCCCACATGACCCAACGGTGATGATACACCGCGTCCTTGCGACCGACATCGGATTTAAAGAGGTCGACCTCGTGAGTGATTGCAACATAATGATTGCCAATCTTGACGGCTTGAGTACCACCTCGGAGGTCACGTCGGAGTTCGGCATGGTTTTGAGCCAACAGTACTCGTTCGCAACCCTGTGTTTCTGGAATTGCTTTTACAATCTCCGTGGGTCCGCACCATTTAATGAAGTGATATGGTTTGTCAAGGATTGGCATCCAGTTCTTTTCACAATATGAATTCGGATCGATCGGCGTCGGAATACGGAAGCGAGATACTTCCTTTACGGTATCATTCGAGACCTGAATCTCCGAAAGTTCCATGCGACCCTGACCGTTGGTCGTGGTATCTCTACGGACGCCAGTAATAAACAGTTTGCCGTCCCAACGAACGAGTCTTGCATCCTCAAGACCCACAAATTCCCATTTGGGCTCATAGGTATCACCGAAACTCATATCAATCTTTGTGACTCGGGTGAGGTTAAGATCATTCGAGTTGTCCAACTCGCCGTAGTAGTTTTCCGTACGGAGATGCTGGTCGTTCTCGGGATGTAGATAGGTCAGTGGACCCCAAGGATGCAAGAACAGTTTGTTCTCGGAATGATAGAAGGTATAATTCACGTGGCGAATTACAACCTTAAGTTTACCACCATCATTAAAGATGGATGGATTCATAAGTCCAGTACCCTTCGTGAGGTTTGCTGGAACAATTAATGGCTTGATGGCACCGCCATCCTGCAAAGCAGATTTTACAAAGTTTTTCATAAGTAGTAACTCAATTAGCTACTACTATATATCAACCCTTTTTAAAAGTAAACCTTAAACCGCTACACCCGTACGAAAACCTTTCACTATTGTATTCGTAAATGTCGGGCTCACTCGGAGCTTTACAAGACCGCCTTCGATAATCGAAGAAAAAACACCTAAACTTAGATCAGTTTGAATTACGGCGTATTCTGTAGTGTAAACTGTTGTACCATCTTGAAGCAACAGCAACTCGGTCGAGTGGAAGTCTGCTCCGTATGATAGCTGGAGAACGTATTTAATTGTACGGTATTCCGTAACCGGAAAGCTATCAATTAATTGATTCGCGGAACTCAGAATTAGTCCCTTTTCAAATGAGAAATTCTCTCCGGACCCCGAAAGAGAACTCGCGCGGAGTCTTACAACCTCGTCAATTGCAAGACCCGTATCCTTACGACGCAAATAAACATAACCGTCTGCTGTATTAAGTGCCAATTCGCCAAGAGAAAGGTCTCCGATACTCGGAACCGCATCTCTTGTTGAACTTCTTCTGTGTTTTAGAATTGTGCCGACAGCCATGGTATTGTATTATGTATAATGAAAAAATTGGGTCCCGCCGCGTGACGGGACCCAGTGGGAAACCTTAGTAGGTTCCGCCGTCAATAATGTCGGAAACTTCTGGATGACCTTCAGCATTAATCTGAAGGATACCAACACTTCCATTAACGGACGTGTAGGTAACAAAGTCCAGAGCCGGAGCAACGCCGGTAGAACCTTCCGTAGTAATTACGAAGGCATTACCAGTAAGAGCATCGAGTCCGGTACCGCCAGAGGTAACCTCGAGCGGAGTAGTGCTGAGGGTAAGAGTTCCATCAACAGTAAGGTTACCACTTACGGTAACATTTGTTGTGGCTGCCCAACCTGCACTACCATTGGTAATACCGAATACAATTTCGCCGGTGTCGGAATTAACAATTAGATCACCAGTAGTTGTGGTGATTGTATTGAGTGTACCGTCGCCGCCAAGTTTAATGTTTCCAACTTCGGAAACAACAACATAGAGGCCATTAAATTCTGCATCACCCCAAGGTGTAGTGAATTCATTTACGCCGGAGCCTGAGGTGCCGCTTGAACCGGTTTCAGTTTGAAATACAAAGCGTTTGCTTTGCATATCCATACCGAAGAAGCCTTCCTTCACTACGCCACCTTGGCCATAGTAGAAAGCAATACCGCGGTCATTTGCATCGCCACCAGCAGTTGCATTTGAAGCAAGTTCCATTACCGGATCGGTAAGGGTGGTGACGGTTGTATTTACCTGAGTTGTGCTACCATTGACGGTAAGGTTACCAGCAACAATAAGGTTATGGTTAACAACGGTATCACCGGTGCCGGCACCGATGCTGATAGAAGTGGCTGCACCGAAGGCGCTTACCGCGGTCGCCGTATCATTGAATAGATCAATTTGTGCGGTACCAGCAACGATTGCGTCATTGATTGTTGGGCTATTGTTGAATACAAGCTTTGCACCAGAGTTGTCGGTATCGTAACCGGTCTCATCGGTAATAACTCCTGCAAGTTCTGCAGAAGATGTGGCAGTAAAGAAATCAAGTTTGTCGGCGTCTGTTGCAACAGTTTCATCAATTGCGACTGAAACATTTACATTGCCGCCACTGTCGAGAGCAATAGTGACATCAATACCGTCGCCGCCAATGAAGTCAAGTGACTTATTGAGGATGTCGAGGCTTGCGGTTGATGCAAAGTCTCCGTTGATTTCAATTGCGGTAGAAACCGATACGGTATGAATTGCGGTAACAAGACCCTTTTCGTTAACAGTAATAACCGGAATTGCACCAGCATTACCGTATTCGCCTGCTGCGGTACCAAGTACAGTCGCAAGAGTCAGTTCGCCGGTATTGTCAATTGTGGCATCGCCGTCAATTGATTGATTCTTCCATTGTTCGGCACCGTTGTCGTAAATGAGAACCTGTGCATCACCAAGACCGCTACCATTAATTTGAACATCTCCGAGGTTATTGAGGAAAATGTTTGAACCATCGGTAATAGCATCGAAGACAGCTCTTGCTGTTGGAAGTTCGGTGTCAAGTGATTGATAATCAAGACCCGAGGTAATGATTGCCGTTACGGTTTGGTTAGAATTACCAGTGGTACCAAGTTGAAGACCTCCCGTCTTGATATTAGTAACCCAGCTGTTAACATCAACAAGGATTGCAGAATCCGCGGTAAGGGTACCACGGGTATGATCCATCATGTCGGTAAAATACTTACCGCCGATGACTACCGGATCGACATTAGGAGTTCCGAAGCCGATGTAGAGTTTATCGCCACCAGCGCCAAGACCAGAATCGGTATGAGCTAGGAATGAATAAGCTAATTCACCTTGTTTAAGTACGTTTGTACCTGGTTGACCATTAGCGGTACTGTAACGTGTGAGGAGTGTTGTTCCTTTAACTGGAGTTGACATAATTTTTAAGAATTAAAGATTAAAAGTAACCACCGCTAACGATTGTGTTAGGGTTGTTGGCTTCTGTTGTAGCTACGAATTTGTGGCGGGTGCCGTTGTAAATGAGCAGGGCTCCATCCGATGCTTGGGATAGATCCATGTCAGATAGTTCTGCGAGCGAGATAGGTTTGCCGAGGGCTACAACTTTAGCTTGTATACCCGGATTAAGTGCAACTGTTGCTCTGATTGGTTGACTCATGTTAGACTATTGGTTGAGTGACTCCTGGAGTAATTTCCACTTGTCCTTCTACTACACGTGTAACACTACCCGAAACATCATGAACAATCTCTACGTCATAAACGTAGCGACCAGGCTTCATTATCCGCGTCTGTTCGTTTGTTAATGAAATTATAAGTGTGCCGGATTCTTCGGATTGAACTGCAGCTTCAAAATCTATTGCAGTGAGCGAAGTATATGTCTTCCGGATCTGTCCTCTGGCGCTGTAACCATCAAGATTCACGACTAAACCATCTCCGCCTTCAACGGTAATAGTAGAAGAAAAGTCGGAACCCTGATCGATTGAAATGTTTGCAAATACTGCCATGGATTGCTTCTATTTATATTAATAATTTATTGATCAATTAGAACGTAATACTGCCCGAACCACTTGTCCATTTGTAGATTTTTCTACCATTGGCAATGGTGAGAGTAAATGATCCAGATACCGATGCTGCATTCGAATATTGTTGAGGATATGATATAATCACAACACCGGCTGCACCGCTACTTCCGAGGACGAGACCATCACCTTCTTGACCAGGCGCTCCACCGCCACCGCCGCCTTGATTTGCAAATGGTGTGCCCGCCGCGGCGCCCGCCCCGGCGCCGCTTCCTCCGCTACCACCACCCGCGCCGCCGCTGTTACTATAACCACCGCCACCGCCGCCACCGCCGTATGTTAGCGATGTTCCACTAATACTCGTAACTAATCCGTTGCCACCATTTCCTCCTAATGTCGTTCCATATTCTATGAAAGAAGCAGCAGAAGTTGCTCCGCCACCACCGCCGGCAGCAAAACCAGTCCCAGCGGCACCATTGTTACCTTGACCCGGAGTACCCAGACCTCCTGGGAACTGAAAAAGTGCAGTGCCGCCGCCCGAGCCACCATCTATTCCGCCGTCATTTCCGAAAGAACCAGCGCCACCACCAATTGTCACAATTGATGCAAAGCTTGAATTTTGTCCAGAAGTCGCATTGACCTCTGGAACAGCTGTCGCACGAGTACCTCCGCCACCGACGGTTATATTATAGGTAGTACCAGCCGATACCGAATAATCGGAAGTATATATGACACCACCACCGCCACCACCGCCGCCAGCAAAACTGGATCTGCCTGCGCCTCCGCCGCCGCCTGCAACAACCAAGACATCAAACAACGGTGTTCTATTACTCTTTCCGAGTAATTCAGAAAACTTAACATCTCCTGTCGGTTGTCCGGCTAATGTTCGTACGGCGTCCGATAACATTGAAATAGACAAATTTGACGCTATACCAAGTTCATCACGAATCTCAAATGCCGAAAGAGGAAATTGTGTGCGTAGTGCCATATTACTTCTTTAATTGAGCTTCAAGACTTTCAACTTTTGCGTTGAGACCTTTGATCGCTTCAATGAGAAGCGGAACCATCTTGGCATAATCAACCGTCATATACGATTCATCAACCGGAGCATCCCTAATAACTTCCGGAAGAACCTTAAGAACTTCTTGAGCAGAAACACCAACTCGTTGACCTTTATTTACAAGACCCAATTGTTGAGCAGTCTTGTTGTGTGTATAATAGAATCCATTGAGTTGAAGAACTTTATTCAGAGCATCAGGAATGTTCCCAAAACGAGTCTTGAGTCGATCATCCGAAGTTCCAGCAGTAATGTCACCAACCGCGGTAATATAACCTCCGCAAACAATATTGCTACTTGTATTAACAGTAGTTGCACTTACAGTTCCGCCGCTTTGATTTGTTGCGGTTCCGGCAGATGTTGCAAATGTGCAAGATCCGGCAGATGTGATAAATCCTGAAGGGTTTGTGCTATTGTAAGGAGTGTAACCAAGTGCAGAAGTTACATTTCCGCTTGTAATACCTGAAATATAACCGTTTGGATTGGTGCTATTGTAAGGAGTGAAACCAAGCGCCGTTGTAACATTACCGCTTGTAATACCTGAAATATAGCCGTTTGGATTTGTGTTATTGTAAGGGGTGAAACCAAGTGCAGAAGTTACATTTCCGCTTGTGATACCTGTGATGTAACCTCTTGTAGTTACATAGGTTTCAGTTGCATAGCCTCTTGTAGTTACATAGGTTTCAGTTGCATAACCCGCAAGAGCTGCAGAACTAATATAACCGTTTGGATTGGTGCTATTGTAAGGAGTGTAACCAAGCGCCGTTGTAATCGATGAAAAAGTTTGAGCCGGAACTTGAGCAGCAGTAATGTAACCTCTTGAAGTTACATATGACTCTGTTGCATAAGGTAATGCAGAAGTACCGACCGCCGTCACGTGCCCGAAAGCATCAACAGTAATCGAGCTAATACCGTTACCGCCCTGAGCGCCACTCAAAGTCGAAGTAGAACTGTGTGATATGGTAATGGCGCCCGTAGATGTATTTACTGAAATGCCGGTACCACCAGCAGCCGAAGTAACGCCTGCATTTGTAAGGGTAACAGAACCACCCAGTGATACAGCTCCGCCGCCGCTAAGACCTGTACCAGCCGATACGGTAACAGAACTATTTGTCAATTTGCTGTTAGCAATTGAACCAGCCAACATCGCATTCGTAACAGTTTGAGAATCACCAGTTGTTACAACAGTTCCTGTAGTTGCTGGAAGAGTAATAACAACGCCGGAACCTGCTGCAGCAGTTGCCTTAAGATTCAGTTGACCACTCGACGAACCGGAGAAATTTGCCCCTGCGCCGCCAATTAATGGAGTGGTAAGCGAAGGTGACGTAAGAGGAAGATTAGCTCTTGCTGTGGTACCGACCGACGCGGTATATGTACCAGCTGCCAACTCTGCCAATGTTACAGATGCGGTACCGGTCACATCGCCCGTAAGAGTTACCGTAACAACTGGAGAAGGTTTACCCGTAATACCCGACCAAGCAGGAACATAATTTGTTGAAGTAATATCAGTAACACCTTCAATTTTAAGATTACCTTTAATCACAACATCACCCGATGATGCATCATACGTGAATGCCTTATTTACGGGACTAGTGGGACCAGCAGTAAAATTACCCGTGGAACTTAAGGTTCCAGAAAATACACCATTGGTTGCAGTAATAGAAGAAGCTCCTAAATTAATGCCAGTAGCCGATAAGGTTCCTGCAACAACGGTATCACCAGTCGAAGCGTTAACAGTAAATTTATTAGAGCCAACAACAAAATTACCAGTCGAGGTTAATGCAGTGGAAACTGTAATTAAACCGTTTGTTACGGTTAATCTAGACCACTCAACAGTTGCCGCATTATTCGTGAATTGGATAAGTGCTGCAGCATTTGTTGAATCGGCGGCTGCTCTTAAAGCAAAACCATTAGCCAATACTGTTGTACCTTGTAACCCCGTCGAAAAGGATCCTATACCACTTACCGATAGAGTTCCATTAACAGATGTATTTCCGGCAGATACTGTTCCAGAAAATACACCACTTGTCGCAGATAAAGCTGCAATCGTTGATTGGCCAGTAACTCCTAAAGTACCAGAAAATGTACCACTCGTTGCGGATAGAGCTCCAATGGTTGTTTGACCAGTAACACCCAAGGTTCCGGCAATAAGAGTATTACCACTTGAGGCGGCAACCGTAAATTTATTAGTATTGACCGCAATATTACTTGTAGAACCTAATGTGAGTAAACCGCCCAGAGTTGTATTACCGGAAATGCCTACGGTACCACTGAATAACGTATTACCAGAAAATGTTTTGTTTCCGTTAAATGTGATGCTATCATCCTTTAATTCATTTACGGCATTTACTAAAATCTTTGAAGAAGTAACAAGGTTTTCGACAATACCAATATCAGACTGATGTTCATTTAAAGAAGCAACGACATCTCTGTTAAAACTCTTTAATTGTTTTGATACTGATGGAGAAGCCTGGACAATATTTTCACCGGAATCCGATGAGTTATTTAAAATGACTCCGATTAATTGGCGGGTTGTTCCACCCTGAACAATATTTTCTGGAGGAGAAGATTGAAATGCACTGGTAATGTTATAGATTACCAGGGTGCTATCAACGGAATTGAATGAAAATACCTTTGCGGTTGCTCCTGAAATTGAACCTGTAATTGTGGCTCCTGGAGTATAGGATCCAGAACCATTCACGACCGACATATAGGACTTCTGAACACTACGATCAATAAAGGTACCAGCAGAAACATTTTTAACAGTCAGAATTGTACCATTAATAGAAACAACGGTGGCTGTTACACCAGATAGCGAACCAGTAACAACCTGACCAGCCACATAATTGCCGGTTTCAGTAAGAGTGATTGTCTTGTTAATTAGGTTTGAATCAAGTGCCGAAGTCGTACCAATATCGGCAGAAATGGTATTGCTTTTTTGGCGCCATGTTTCAAATGTATCTGTGCGTAGGACTTCGGTTGGCATGATGTTCTTTATCTTAAAGCTATAAGGGAATTAACAAGTTCTTTGAGCGCCTGAACTTCAGATTTTAGGGTCTGAAGTTCTTCTTCTTTTTTCTTACTTGCATTTTTATATGCAAGACGTTTTGAGTATTCTGTATGGTTTCTATTTATTACAGCCTTTGTTGACATATCCCGCTCAAACATGGGATTGTCAATAACCGTAGCACGAGTTGCAGATGAAGGTTTATTCATTAGGTAACTGCAACCGCTCTGAAGTCACGAAGGGTTGGAATTTGAGACGAATTAGATGAGATGAATACGACCTTAATTGCAAAGGCAGTAAAGTTACCGTCGAGTTCATCTACATTGTCGCCGATCGTGTATTCGATTTCAAGATAATTATTTGGATCATCGGATATTGGAATTTCAGCATCAGGCTGTCCTTCCTTCCACCCAAGGGCTTCAAAGTCCACGTCAGGGTGATATGCGACCTTATAATATACCTTAATGTCGGATGCTGCCGGACGATTTGCCAAGAAATAGATCTTGAGGGCGGAAGCCGGATCATTCAGTTCAACCTTACGGGTAATGTACTTTGCAAGTGCCGAACCGCCAACCGAAGTTTCTTCGGAGATTGGGTTACGGACCTCATTTTCATCATCGCCCAGGGTGCTTCCGCTGCTTGGGATATATGGGTTGTCAATACGGTTTGAAATCGTAATGAGTGATAGACGATCAAGGTCAATCACCGGAGAAATGTTATTTCTGAGACTTACCAGAGTGCCCTCCAGAATAAAACTGTTATTGAGACCTGGTATATTGGTTCTTTCTGGTTCGGATAGAATGACCCGTGGTGTAGTAAAGAATGTATTATCGTTTACCTTAACGTAAGGTGCATCTTCTGAGGCTACCAATTCGCCGAATGATTCACCACCGGCAAGGGATTTACCCTGGGTCGTCTGAACACTCCAGTAAAGATCGGTATCGGGAAGAATGAGTTGTTGTACAATAGGATTCAGAACATCGAACATTCTGTTTTCTGTTGCGACAACTGCCGATCCGCCGGAAAGCCCACTTGAGGTAGCGGAAGTTGTCGCGACGGTAATGACGTAACTGTCAATTTCAACATCGCTTACGGTGTGTGTTTTATTTAATTCAATGATAGGAATACCATTGACCGCAGATGTAATCCCAGAAATCGTCACCTTTGAACCATTTGTGTGCCCGTGGTTCTTATGGAATACAATAACATCTCTGCTTGAGCTTGTTGTGGTCAATGGATTTACCTTTAATGCTCTCGATGGAAGCGGTAATTCATTCAGAACAACAGTGCCGGTCGAATAGAATACAGCACGATTCATTACGAATTTGATGTCTCTTGTTTGATCCGGTGTCCATGTTGAAGCATTTTGGGACTTAAACATAACACCCAAATGCGGTTGGCTTGTAATACGGAAGGCTGGATTTGTAATATCATATCCACCAACTTCCGATACCCAAACTTTATATTTGTCCGAGTTGGAGATAAGAACGAAACAGTATTCAACACCCTGAAGAAGATGAACCGGAGCTTCAAAATTAAAGCGTGTCGGTACAGTTGCATCTTCCGAAACAAGAATATTATCTGCAGAAGCCTTTACAACTGAGAAAGGTACAACCCGTGGGGTCGGAATACCATTCTCCATAACTCTAATGTCGAGAGTAATAGGGAGATTTTCATCTTTATCCTTAAAGTATAGATCCAGAGATGTAATAAATGCGCCACCTTGAAGGTCAATGAGGAAACTCTGTGCAAGAGGATCGACCCACTTAATTTGGTGTGCATCCTGACTAAACACATCCCAAACCCATGGTTCCGATGGCGGAACTAGAGTTGTTTCGGTCGGAGTATTATCTTCCTCGACAACTGGAATTACAATCGCTTCGGGTGGTGAGATAAGAGATTCCGTATCCGGTGGGACCTCGGTATAATCGGTATAAGTTGTTTCACCCGGAGGAACGGTCTCATCGACAATAACCGATGGAGCTCCGACCGAATTATCCAACCAAGGCGGGGCTAAAAGCCACGTCCATGGTGCAGGAGGTGGTTGTACCTCTGGCGATGGTCCCACATTTGGTGTAGTTGTATTAGTATCTACCGGTGAAACAATTGTCGCGGGCGGTAAAGGTGATCTTTGAATATCAGTCTCCGACGATGTAGTCGAACGAGACGTATTTGAGACCGTACGATTTTCACCAATTTGAGTTCGGGTAATGCGCGGAACCCGTGTTGAAACAACTACATTTTCTTTGGTTTCGAGAAGACCACGAGCATCGTAAACGGCTTCTGCGCCTGTCGATTCTTTGACTCTATCGTTTGTTTCGCTATCGGTAAGACGGAAAATACGAACTCCAGTCTTAAATTTGACCGAACTTGTGCTCGGAATAATAAATGAACCGGCTATTCTTCCTGCTTCATCCGTTTCAAGGAGTGTGCCGGTTACATAATCGGGGTGTTGAGTCGCATTAATGTAATTGGTATTATCGGTGCGTGAAGAATAAACTTGATATGCCTCCTCGTGGACATATTGGTCGACAAGAGTATTGTCAAAAAATGCATGTAGCTTTGTATTCGGCTTTAAACCGTCCGCTCTGAAGTAAATCATGCGGGAACGAATAAAAGGAACAAAGTTGATTTCAACCGTACGGTCACCCATATCTGTTGTAACTGTATCCGGAACAACCGAGGTACGGATACCGCTGCGAGCCTGTTCGGTGCGAGTGGTTGTAGTAAGTGTGGTTGTTGAAGTTCTCTTGTACGAATTGTAATCGTTATCAATATTTGTAATTGCGGATTCCGAAGATACGCCGGTCCAATTATCCTGCCATTCGTTCCATACCGTACCGATGACACCATCTTCTTCTGCTCCGTAACGGAGAGAATCATATGTTCCCGATTGGTCAATTACAACTTCCGGACGACGTTGGGTTTCCTTCCATTCATCTGATTCCGGAGAAAGTGTCATGTCGCCCTTCCACGTAAATACATTGTATGGATTTACAAATTCTGCCATAGAAGCATATGGCTGAGAGATAAGAGCTTGCTGAGTGTAATCAAGTGTAATTAATGAACTTGATTTTCTTACATTTGTTGTATTGCTCAGAGGAGATGAATTCCATGTAAGACGGACATTGTCCTGATGGAATGATGGGCGGAGACGACCGTTTGCTTTATCAATAGAGCAACGGTAGTCTGGATGAGTTACGGCACCAATGCTGTGACCATAGAAGCTATCAACGACAAAACCATTCTTATACCGTTGAGCGATACCATCATTTGCAAGAATCTGGCGGTCGGTCGTATCCTTCTCGAGGAGTGACAGAGAGGTATAGTATTCCAGTTTTGAAACACGTTTCTCGATTTTACCAATATCACGCATTGTATAGCGTTTATTGTCCACCATTGTAGGAATGATGTCTTCACCGCCAAAGGTATATGCACCAAGACGAATGGTATAAAGAACCATTGAATCGTTTGGATCCTGTGGAGGTGTTGGAGAAATTGCTGAAATACCTTCGACAACTCCAAAATTACCCTTCTTATCCACAAAGATTTTATCTACGCGAGAGAGATAATAGTCAAGGTCTGCTTCGAACAGACTGTTTGGGCTTACCATTGATGTTAGATCGCCACCAGCGAAGGTAGTTTCATCTGCACCGTTCTTGGAAGGACGGAAATCAATTGCATCGCGGAGCTGAATTAAGCCCTTCGACGATTGAAATGCAGGAATCAAAGAATAATCGATCAAATATGAATTGCGGCTGAAATAGTCACCAGCACTATGAGTAAAATGCTTAAACTCAATTCGAAGTTTTCCTGTAGGAGCGGAAGCGGTTGCTTTTAATTGAATTTTTGCTACATCATAAAAATTGTCGCGCTGACCATTATCTACAATATAGTTTTCGGTAACATTTTTGCTTAAAGTAGTTGCGTTTTGAGTTGGATTTTCGGAATCGTAAATTGCCGTTACCTCAAATAGATCCGTAACCCCAAGAGAAATTGTGTTTGACGGAGAGGTGATATTTAACGGCTCTGGTGTAGTAAGAGTCTTTACCTTTCTGGCTTTTCTGCGACGAGCAAGAGCAATGACTCTTACGGTATGACCGTTTGTTGCACTATTAAATGTAAGAGTAAGTGTATTATTGCGGGTAGTCGGATGTTCAGCACCCGCGCTGGGCGCCGTCGAGGGAGTATAACGTAGACCTGTAGTAGTATCTACTGCAATATAATCGGCTGCATCACCCTGAGGGAAAAACTCATTGGTGTCGCCTGATTTAGTCCATGTTCCAGAACTTACAACGTCGTCGTATGATCTAAGGGTATAATAGGCAACATCGCTTACATCATCAACAACGTCAACGGGCAGTTTAAAGAGAAGTGAATTATTCGCGGTTTCTTGAAGAATTGCAGAGCCAGAAATGTTACCAGAGAAGTCATACCCATCGACAGAACTTTCAAGAGTTGCCGTTGAGCTGAATGACTGCCCAGCGTTCATCTGAATATCAAATAGATATAAACGATAAACACCGACGCCAGAAGGCGTCATGGCACGAGCACGAGCAAATCCAATAGTTGTGGATCCAGAATTTTTAAGTGTGATTCTAGTGAAACCGTTAATGTCTGGAAGACCAGAATTTGTAGCAAGAGTAATGTAAACGTAATTACCAACAAGAGCATTTAAAACTGCGCCGTCAAAGGTATCCTTTTCGCGGGCTTTCGGAACCTCAACGTATTTAGTATCCAGAAGTTCAATACGGTAGCCATTTACATAAGCAATAGATGGTTCAATGCCAACAGCCAAACGCTTTTCACCATACGCAGCAGCCGTGAGACCGCCAAGATTGCGTACATTTGAACCAATCTGGTCCGCAGTATAGAGACCGCCATTTGAATTTGCATTTAGATATTGGCGAATATTGATTTGGAATGGTCGTACTGTATAATTTCCGGATTCCTCAAATGTTCGTTGAGCAAGAATATCACCAAGTTCCGAATATTGAGTACGGGCTTTAGATACTACTCTACCGTCTTTAATAACCATCAATTGAATGATGTTATTTTCTGTGCGGTCGGCAAACTGATATGGCTGCACCTGGAGCTCAAGTGAAATCTGATAACGATCGGCACCTGGAGCCGCAGTATTTGGAGTGCCAATAGAATTATCAAAAAGTGAAGATGCTTCACCTTCGCCGGCTGTAACAATACCTTCGGTGACTGCATAAACAATACGACCCGAACCAACCGGATTGTATTTTGAAAGAATTACTGAGCTTTGTGGCGTGTAAACAAAATTACCGGATACAAAGAATACGCCTTCCGATACTGTAACGCGGGTACCTTTACCAATAGGGAGTGTATTTGCGGCTTTTACTTTTACACGGAATGGCTCATCGGCAGCAGCAATTTCTTCTGGAGTTTGAGAAAGAACCAGAACTTCCTGAGCGTAAAATGATTTGTCAATACCAGCAGCATTTAAAGTCGTTTCGGAATTCGACGAGGTATAATGAATGTAAAGAGTTAATGGATTATTTTCGTCGATGTACGGAGTGTAATCAATGACGGTAGCAGTAATTCCAGTGAACTCGCCGGTAAGGGTTCTTCCGATAAAGTTACCGTTTGCCGATTGAGTTACCGAATCATATGGTAAGCCAGAACTGTAATCAAAACCAGATTCAATTTTAACGAATGCAAATGCGGTATCCAATGATGCCTCACCACCAATGACAGAGGAACCATCCTTAAATACGTGACGACCGAAACGGTCGATTTGTGCTTGGATGGATGTCTGAAGCTGGGTTAACTCTCTTGCTTGTATTGAATATCCAGGCTTGAAAAGAATTCTTTGATAATTCTTTTCCTGATTGAAATCATCATAATACGGAGCAAGTGGGAATACTTTAAGAGGCATAGTAGTACAGAATTAAATTAGAATTCAATGATGATCTTTACGTCTTCGATCTGAGATAAGGTGCGATTAATGGCCTTTCTGTTTTCAAGGAATAGAATCTCGCCGCTAAATCTTTGTACTTCGGGATTTCCAAGAGAAACAATTTCAGCTTCACCGACGTCGCCAGTTCCATTAACAAATTCATCTACCATAAATGCGGTGTAACCGGTTTTATCATTTTGGTGATACTTTAACTGGCCTGATGGCACGTCATATGCATCAACAAATGCAATTGCACCAGAATCTTGCCCAACGATATAATCTGTTACCTGAATACCAGTGTCAACAGTGCTACCAAAAGTCATTGTTTTTAATGCGGAATATGTTTGTTCGGTTGCTGCAGCACCTGCAATCGTCTTTGGATTCTTGATGATACCAATCTGTCTGAAGCTATTTTCAACAATAAAGTCACCGGAGCCGTCATCCTCTTCAAGACGAACATTAATACCAATAAAGAAGGCTCCAAGTTCTTTTACTGGATCCGAACCGTGACCCTGAGCCGGAGAAAGAACAGGTTGAATGATTGCACCACTGCCGCCATATACGCCCGTGTTTAACTCGACAAATGCTACCGTATAACCGGATCCCGCATTACCCTCAAATGTACCGCTCGAGGTTCTTACCCTTACATCGGTAATAACACCACTTGAATCCACTGTTGCTGTGGCTGCAGCTGCAGTTCCATTGCCACGAATAATTACTGTTGGTGGATTGGCTTGGCTATAACCGGCACCGCCATTTAGAACTTTGTAACGGTAGATTTTACCATTTAGGTTGGCAATACTTTGTTGCTGATTAGTAAATTTAATTTGATCTTCATCATTTAAATCGCCATCATCAATAACGGTTTTTACTGGAATATAGAAATTTGTAAGGAATTTAGAACCATCGGAAAGAGAGATGGTGAACATATACTTCCAAAGGTATCCATCGGCTTCAAATTGTGGATACAGTTCGGTATGTGTTGGTTTGTTTACAGAGGCACCAGTACCGGCGCGAATGCACTTGTAAACCTTAAATTCATCGGTAATGGCATAGAACTCTTTAGTAAAAATGTCATTATCACCGTCATCCCACGGAGTATAACCAAGACCCGATGTCCAATTGTGACGCGGCGAAAGATTAATGATCTGACTGGAGTTCACCTTTTTCATGGCAATCATATTCTGCCACGCATCATTTATCTCGGAAATCGTATCCAGCGGAGTCGTAGCAGCGCTATCGGTATTAATGTCTTTAGAAGTAGACCATGCGTCCGACTTACCAATAAAGACATATACGCTGTTGGATACATCGGCTGTTGAAGCAATAAAATTGTTTGCGTTTTCCAGACGGAATTGTGAGGTAATGATTGCTGACATAGAAGAAATTAGTAGAGTTCGATCGAGGATCCGACGTTATTCCAGTTTATTGAATTATTTATATCATTTCCGATGACGTAATCTGAGTAATCGGAAATTGGTGTTTCATCAAAGAATTTAAGCTGTTTTGAATAATTTGATTTTAGTATGCCTCTTTGATTTGAATTTTGGGCTACAAGTTGAAGGATAAGAACAATATCCGTCCAATCCCATGTTGCTTTACCGCTGTGCATCGTACGATATGCGCCGGTAAAGTAATCATCAACGGTATGTGACGCATATGATTTTTGCCCCTCGATGCTATCCGCAGAGGTAATGGTACCGTCTAAATCTTCAATTGCAAGGGATTTTGTCGTATAGTTATAGGCTCTCACTTTGGCTCTTGCAACTCTGGTCTCACCGTCATAAAGGGTAACATATTCGCCTGGACGGTAGCGTTTTACATTGGAACCGCTTAGATCAAGGTAGTAGGTCTGAATCGGCGCATCCGATTGAATTCCAGAAGTAATGACCTTAGAAGTCCCCGAAGTCTGACCGATTAGAGTCTCACCTTCATAGAAGTCCTTAATGCCGAGAGAATTCGCACTTACATTACGGAGAACAGTATGCCCGTACTTACGTTTAACATATAGCGTTTCACCATTTACAATTTCAGTACCAATACGATCTTGATCGCCGACAGTGGTATAATACTTGATAGATTCAAACATCTGTACCTCGGCAGTAACACCGGAGGTCTGACCCACAACAATCTCGCCAGGGATAAAGAATGCATTATCCGAAAGAGTTTCCGCGGTAATAATGTAATTGATGTCTCTAATTACCTGTGAAAGGACCAGGAGAGGAATATCTTCAAGACCGATGAGGCCTGGTTGATATTTTGTCATCTTTGAAGCCAACCACTCTCTTAAAAGATTCGGATCGGTGACATCGGCATCGGTGGCATCGGCGAGTGGTAACATCTCGCCGGTTTCGGGATCCTTTAAACGGTTTTGTTTAATTACCTGATAAGTTTCGCCATCATTCAAGAGTTTTAGAAGGATCAGAACCTCTCCGAAGAAAATAAATCCGGCTGGGTGGACAAGACGATTAAATTCATTTCTCCATGCACTTACAGTCTGACCAGTTCTAATAACATAGGAGAATTGTTGATAGAAATAAGAATCTTGTAGCTTCTTAATATCGGAAAGAAAGCCATTACTATCTAGATACTTTCCAGGAGTGTAAATTGATATGAAATTTCTGTTGTCATCTTCACCAACTAATTGATCTAATATGTTAAAATTACCCGATGGGTTTTTAACTACAAGAGTATTTGTGGTAGAGTTATACGCCGTAACAGTTGCAAAGGACTCCGAGACGCTTCCAGTAATTCTTTCTCCGATGGTATAAAATCCTGGGTTCGGAGAGTCAGCCAATTCAAACTGAATTAGAATGTTGCCGTCCTGGTAGATTGAAAGTATGGCACCGGAATTTATTTCGGCACTTATGAACGAACGGTTTTCACCCGGCATATCATGTCGGGTATTAATATCATTCGGATCGCTTTGGATCGTCGTAACTCTGCTTGAAACAACTGAATCGGCGCCCGTCAGGCCCGTACCAATACCACTATCTGCTGTAATGATTCTGCAAGCCAAAATATCATCAGAGAAACTTACGACATACGCAGTTGCTATTTGATTGTCGGAACTATCCTTGATTGAAACAGTTTCTCCCGCGTGATAATAACCATAATACTCAACGCCGCTATCGGGGTGCGTCCATGGGGTGCCTGGGGCAACTGTAATATAGGTATAATTTCCAGAAACCGTTTCACCTTTTATGAATCCGTTTGTAAGAGATGGATCATATCCCGCCGGAATTCTAATACCTTTTAAGGTGAGAACGTCACCCACATAGGAATCAACAATTGCTGTTACACCAATCTCGGAACCCGTAACTGTTTCACCTTTAGTGAATGAATTCATTGAACCCGTTACGCTTTCTAAAACAACACTAAATTTCATCAGTTGTTTTTGGTCGAACAACTTTACTTTAGCCGGTCTACGAGATATTGTATCCCATGTACCGGATGAAGGAACCAACATATCTTCACGAGGATAATATACCTCAACGTTGTCGGAGAACAGAATCTTAAAAAACAATTCGACTGAATCCGTAGAACCGCGGATCGTATAATACCGCATTAGGTTCTTATACAATTTAACCTTATCGGCAACAACTGTACGAGGAACTGAAAATGCAATTTCCCTTTGAATTAGATCCAAATACTCATAATCGGCACTATCAATGTCGCGGACGTCATTAATTGAATCAATTTCGTAGCTCGGCATCCCGCGCTCATTCATATGTTCATAGTAATCTTTTAAAAGATCAATAAGAACCTTAGAATTTTCACGTAGTTCATCGGGAAAGAGAGATTCAATACGAACCGTCTCTTTTGTCTTTTTACGCGTGCTGGCAATACTTTCGACGGTATGTAGCATAATAATTAACGGTGGCGAGAGGTTGTGGTGTAATTAATAGCTCCCGCAGTACCGGCAACAGCGATTGTATCAATTTCACCTGTTACGGATGTTGCCGCCATAGAAACCTGTAATAGTTGATTTCTCTTTGGGGCTAGATCGTTCGAGTTTGGTGTTGCCGTAATACGAATTGGTGTTGCGGAATCTGGAATAAAATTGTCAATAATAACTCTACCTTCGGAAAGATAAATTTTGCCGGCGTCGCGGATTCTTATCTTATTGCCAGAAACTAAACGGTAGATATACACGGTACGGTCTCCGTATTCGACACGTTTTGTTGGATCTGTATTTGTTGTAGGTGAATCTGAAAAATAGTATTCGATACCATTTTGTAGGAATGATGTTGATTCGATTACTTCCTCGGAGGTACTTGATTTGTAAATAGGAGCAGAGAAATCAAGAGTTACAGAATTTAGTTTTCCAACGACCGGAGTAAAATCCCTGTACATATACACGCGGATTAAAGAATTTAGGATTGATGGATCGGCCGAATCAATGTTCTTCGATAACTGAGAATATCTAAATACACCGTCGAATTTATTCAGATTGTCATCATTATAGTCGCTAATGGTCTGGCGTACTAATGACTGTAATTCAATCTTAGTGCGGTCGGTTAAATTTGGATTGTACTTAAAAAACACTTCCAATTTAAGATATGAGTATTCAGGATCAACGATGACGGGAGTAATGGAAACAACATTCTTACCCTTCAGAATCGTAGAAATGATTTGGGTCCTCTGAACTTCATTGAGTACCGTACCGTCCGGACCGTTTGGTTTGACCGAAATAAATACCTTGCCGTAGTTTGGTATAATAGAATCCTCACCACCCCAAACAGAAATTGAACTGATACCGCCAAATTCTTTTAGAATAATTGCACGGTAATCATCGGCGGTTACGGCACGATTTTGAGATACAAAGGTAATTGGGGCATTGAATTTGATTGATTCAATTGATTCTCTCTGTGCGCCCCCGTATGTAAGAGGTGTGGCGGCGAGTAGTGTTGTTGCAACATACTCTTTTGAATAACCTTGGAATGTACCATAAGCTCCCACATTATCGTATGCATTTACTACGGAGCCATTGTTTGCTGCATCACCACTGGTATAAATGTATTCAACCTCGACAATCTGATTTGATTGTGGTCTATTTCCAAGAGTATCATCCCCGAAATAGATTTCATATTTTCCAGCGGCATTTTCTTGAATAAAATAGATAAGAGATTCCGGACCAATGTTCAGAAGAGTGCTGAATTTAGTATAGATTGTGTAATCGTTGGATGTTTCGTTGGCTTTAAGACGGACGCGGAGTGTGGTAGTATCAATGTTAGTGTCCGGAATCTCAAATTTTTGCGATGGTAATGATGTATCCACGCGATACAACATTCTCTTTAAAGTGCCTTCCTTCAAGGTAACCTCGTCGAATACATACTTGTTATCCGAGTTACGTGCAGTTGTAAGAGGTTCTAAATTTACAAAGTTATATTTGGTAGAATCAATAATTGAAGTAAAACGAGTACCGCGATTCAGTTGAAGCTCTGCCGGTGCATTTAATAGATTTGATGGCGATACGACGACCCTAACCTTTGCAGTTGTAGCAAGAGTGGAACGAGGCGTGTATCCCAACAGTTTGGCGTGTGAGACTACGTTGCCACGAATCTGTGCGGTATCTAAAAAGGTCTCATTCATTGAGAAGTGAGCCAGCATCGCATTGTAATGCGTGTTATATGCCAGAACGTCTAAAAGCACCGACAGACCCGACCCCTCAAAGTTCCAGTCATTGTACTTTGACTGAAGTTTAAAGTGCTCCTTGATGTTTGCTTTGATTTTATCAAAGTCTAGTTCGGTTACATTAAATTGTGCCATAAGAAAAAGGTTTAGCGAAGACGTACTAAATAAACTGAAATGTTGACTTCCGTATCGATGGTAATAACTCTGAAGCCGATTGTAACATTATACCGATTGCGGTCGGAATCATCTATAATTTGAATTGTTACCGAATCAACGCGAGGCTCGTACTGAGTAATTACTCGTTTAATTGATTCTCTGATGGCAATTGCCGTGAGCCGGTCGGCTGGTTCAAACAGTAGCGATCTTAAATTGGAACCGAGTTTCGGCTGAAAAGGACGCTCATTATAGTTTGTAAGAACTAGGTTCTTTACGGCCGCTCTTACGGCATCAATATCTATCAATGGAACAATATCACCAAGCTGTCCTTCTTCTCTCACAATCGGATATATCTGTAAGGATAGATCCAAGTCGGTATATTGACGATTCTTGGAGACAATCGCGGCTCTCCGAGCCAATACCGATTTATCTGAAAGAGGGTCTTGTAATATAGCCATGAGTTACCTATTTATAAGTATTTACCCACAATTAACCGTTGCGGTAGATGCTGCAACGTGACCGCAGGACGCCTTATCTCCCGACCGAGAAACACCCTTACCACCAATAAAAACCTTGGTCGATTTTTCTATCATCTTGGCGCTTGAATGGACTCCGGCACCATGAGAAGCTATTGGATCTTGATCCACAACAATTGCTTTACCATTTGCAAAAACAGTGGATTGGGTTGCTGTAACCTTACCTCCGACAATGCTTTGATCTAATAATACTGCTGGCATATTATGCAGATTTTTTGTTTTGCTGGTAATCCGAATGATTAAGAACCAACACTTTATTACGGTTGAGCAGTAATTCCGTAAGAACGATATAATCCGAATAGTTTCCAAATTCGGGATTCATATTTAATTTGTTTTTCTCGACCACAAATGCTTCGTTATTTGGATTTATTAAATACTGTTCATAAATTTTACGCCAAGCAACTATAGAACCAATTGCTTGAACCTTGTCAAGATAGATCTTCTGATGGGTTTTGTGTGTACTGTTTACAGCAATTTCTTCGGCTGTAAGTAGACCTGCTGCCTCTAATTGGTCCGAACTCATTCCAAAACTTTTCATTTTGTTTCCAAAAACGCCAGTTGGAGTCTTACCACTTACATTTGTGTCAAATTGTTTTTCGGCTATTTTGATTTCTTTAATTAAAGGCGTATGAATTTCATCTTGATAAGATTTTTCCACCTCGGTTGCATAATCGGTTACAACTGTATAACTAAACCCCGAATTGCTTATTGTAGTGTCCGAAGTTTTATCGACTATCGTAGGAACCACAGAAACCGCAATAGGAGGACTTTCATTCGGAATAATTGCAGCCTTAGATTCAATGGAAATTGCACCTGTTTCAGGATTAATCTTGATGTTTGGTAGGTCTTGGCAATAGTCCAATGGAGTTTTACTGAATAGATCGGTTGCCCTTGTGATGTACCCTTCAAGATCCGGAACCTTTCCTTTCCAGCGATTCAGTATTGCAGCAATTGTTGCGGGCGATGGGTTGTTCTGAAGCGAAGCTAGATCGGATTGGAAGGAATAAAACTCTTCGATCTTTGGCTGAATTGCCAACAGTTTTTCATTTGCGGTATTGATTAAAGTTCCCAATGTACCGAGTGCGCCCTTACCACTGGCAAGTTCATCCTTAATTTTGTTTTGAATCAATGTTAAAGCATCGAGTGCTGGATTCTGACCGCACGGAAGATTCACCGAAACTATACTTGTCGGAATACTCGGAAATTGTGGTACCGATGGGATTGACGGGATGGATATATTCTGTAATGTAGCCATTTTAGTTCAGATTAATTGTCGAACCATTAATTGTTACGGCGCCCGAAGCGGTAACTCCGATTGTGGATGAACCATTTACAGAAATTGCTCCGGAGACCGTAGTGTTCTGGGTCGAACCGAATGTCTCAGTTACGGCACCATCAATTGTCATATTCAGTGTTGAAAGAGATTCGATCTTCATATATTCCTTTGATACGAAAACCAAATGGCCATTGGTGGTTAGTTCGAGATGAGAGCCCGTGAACTCCTGTCTCTTACCCACAACGATATGACTATCGTCTCCTCCCACAAATAAATCTAAATTACCGCCTACGGTCTCCGCCTTATTCTTGTCAATAAGTATTGTTGCATTACCACCGATGCGTTCAATTGAATTGGAGGTAATGTTGGAAGCAAACTCTTGGCCAATTTCGATTTGTTCCGATTTACCAATTTTAGACTGACGCGAGCCTTTAATGTATTCAGTTTTGTTACCTTCAACCTCAAGATGATAGTTACCCTTTACAAGATGCCTAAAATCACCATCAACCGTAAGATTTGCCGATCCTTTAATGTAGATATTGTCGGCGCCTATAATAACGGTATAGTTATCACCCACAATTGTTGTGGTCTTATTACCGGCATAATCAATTTCATAATAGGTACCCGACTTATGCATCTCAAATAGGCGTTCCGCTCCGGAAGTGTCATCCATTTCTTTCACATGACCCGATTCGCTATGAAACGAGTGGTTACTTGGATAGATAGGATTTACTATGGTATCAACATCCCAATTGCTCCAGGTGTTTCGGGTATAATATGAACTTGCTTCCGGTACCGCGACGGAAGATAGTTTACCCGGAACCGCAGTTTCAATCTTTTCCTGGCGCAGTTGTTTCCGTTTTATGTAGCTTTCGGTCTTGGAAAACTCGCTTCTAGATTCTTTGGGTAGATCAATGGTACCTGGATTCTTAGGATGAACATTACTTGGATCCGAAAAACCCTTTAGTGGATTACCACCCATTGTCATTGATGGAACTGTACCCATCACAATTGGATCCTGTGCAGATTTACCGTCACGAAAGAAACCTATTACCCATGAACCTCGAAGAACACCCGTTGCCGATTGGCCAATACCGCTCATACCCGCGGAGGTAACGGGAGTCATTACTAATGCCCAAGGGAGTGATTCTGTCGGAATTTCCGCTTTGTCATCGGTATGGTAACCAAAGCAACGGACCCGAACTCTACCCATTTGCATAGGGTCAATAATGTCCTCAACCACACCGGTAAACCAAGCAAACTCACCGCCAATATATTGATCAAGACTGTTCATATACGAATTGTTCTAAATGAAAACGGTAATGAATCCTTCTTTATTTTAAGGTCCATTGTATATTCTTCCGAGAATTTATGCGCAACCGCGGTTACCACATACTTACCCGAGAAGAATTTATCCTGCATTTTATCACCTTTACTGTTATCGTTCTGTACGGTTGCTTCAGGATCAATCGAGGGTGCAATGCTTAGATTGATTGCAATACCTGAATTGACCTTAAAATCACCAGCCAACGATATATCATGGATGATCGAATCCAAGTTTTCAATATGAGCCTGTGCTTTATTGATGGATCCATCCAGAGTCGGAGCATGGTAATTACCTTCCACACCATTAAATGCATTGTGGTTGGTCGATACAAAATTAATTTTAGAGTTCGGATAGTTTGCCATCGTTTCGGAAGTATCTTCTGGCCAAAAGAAAGGTGACAGAATTTCATTGGCGTCCACCGAACTCATTTTCTTAAATTCATTCTCATAGTTAAACACACTACGAGTAAGAGTCTTTGTTGAAAGATCAAGATAGTTTGTGGTGGAAGCATATGCACCATTGGAGCCAGCAATGTATTTTGACATTCTAAAGTCGGAACTCATCGTCATAATTCTCCTTGCGCGTTCTTTATAATCGGCTTTTATATGCGCATCATTCTGTCTGTCCGACTCGAGAAATTTACCATCTCTGTATTCTCGGTATGGTTGCTTTAATGCCATATCCGTCTGAGCATCCAAACGTATATCACCATTTAATGTCTGATAGCAATAGAATGGACTGCCGCTTCCATCATAGGCTCTCCGTAATGCCCAAAAGATAGCGTCCAATGGGTTCATATTCGGAACAATAAACTTAGCAGAAACTGTGGCTGCACTAGAAATAATGACCTTTTTAGGATCGACTCCGAGGTCGGTAATAAGAACACCCTTCACAAAGTCTCCGATATTTCCCGAATATGCACGGGAAATACGTTTCAGTTTTGAGATAAATGCAAATGGTGAAATACCTGTAATGCTATACACCTGCAAACGGTTATTCATTTTACCGAGAAGAGGGTATTCGCTTACATAGAAATTTAAATTAATAATCTCCTCGTCATTGGATCCAAAGTCTTTTCGGGCAAGAATAACGTTGATCTTTTCTTGGCCCGTAAATTGGTATTCTTCAACTAAATTTACTGGGTCCTTTACATTCATTGTAAGCACCAGAGATGATCTATAGATGCTTTCAGTAATTGTAAAATCGGTTACTAATGACCGAATATCAGCCTGGTCACCCGAATGATTCGTAATTGTGACCTCTTGTAAAGAATACGCCGTAGGCAATAATGCCACCGACGAATTAATTGAAATGCCTGTAATATTAGCCATTTAACAGATTCTTGTATGCCTGCGCAAACTGATAAATTGCTTTTGGACGAACTACTCGGATTTTTGATCTTTCTTCATTCAGAGTTGTTTCATGCTGAAAATTAGAAATTGCCGTAAGGTCTCCGTCTGTGGTTCCGGGTTGTACTCCGGGTCCGCCATTATCTATGGTTTTACTTTCATCAATGTTTAAGGCATTATATGAAATAAGACCATTCGCATCTTCGTAGTGGTGCGGAGCATCACGATGAGAATATACCTCATACGTTGAAACAATATCACCTGATAAGTTACCTCTGATGTTTTCGGAGATTAACTGATTGGGATTTCTTGTATCGGCAAGAAAGGTACCCGTTACACTTCTTAGTACCAATTGACACATCTGAACATTCTTTTCTTTTAGAATACCAGTGGCTCCCGAAGTCATACCAACAATAGTCTCACCCCGGAAATATGAATGTGATGCCACATCAAATCTGTCAATAAGGTTGAATCTATCTGCCAGAGAATTTGCAACCTGGGCGATCAGACCATCTCCCGTGACAACGTATTTTGGACGAGTCTGAATAACTGTGCCACCATATTCAAGATTCATATAGTCTTCAAACTGAGTTCCCGTCATCGGCCAACCGGAAAGACCATTCTTTAAGTGATCGTTACAAAGAAAAAAGGTCCAATAGTATTCTGGGGTACCGTAAAGAGCATTTGATACGATGTCGGGACGGTCGCCGTCCTTAATGTCGTAATACTCATATGTTGCAAGGTCATCAAAAAAGGTCTCATCAATTTTGATAAAACGAAATAAATCAACGATTGTTGTATCTATTCCATTCTGTTCAAAATCATAGGTGGTTTTCGGAAACTGTCTGAAGAAGGCCATTGTATTATTTTGTTGAGAGCGCTGCAATTTCCTGACGGGTCAGAGCTTTAATCTCTTGGAATTGAATGGCAACATCAACCTCAAGAGGGCTTCCATCATCATGGAACATATTAGTCGAAGAATTAAATGTAGTGGTAAGACCCGTAAGGTATGAAGTATAAATTCCTGGAATGTGTTTATTATTTTCAATACCTTTACCGTCAAAAAATTTAATCGACCAGGTAGGAGGATATGCCATGATCACGTCGGTACCGATCGGATACATTTTTTCTTGAAATGTCCGTATAATTTCTCTGGCGGCATACGAATCTTTTAAGGTTCTGCTTACCAACTTAAAATTAAATTGGAATGAACGTATATTAGAATTTTGAAAGGTCGTATTAGTATTTGGAGCAATTACTTGCTTATTTGCAAAATCAATCACGTTTGCGACCTGTTCTTGTCTAAGAAGCTGTCGTGCGGCAATTGATGCTGCTGCCGCTACATTTGCACTTTTAGCTTTTGCTAAAAGTTCATTTCCCGCGGTTTTAGCCCCTGCCCCAATTGCGTTTGCTAGATTACCCTCTCCAGCAGCAGCAACCATACCCTTTGCCGCAACATCGCCTAAAATTCCTAAATCAATCGTCGAATACGTCATCGAATCGGAGAAAGTAAGACCCTGTGGGATGGGAAAAAAGATAGGTTTAGCATCATTATCCGCACACGTAAAATTGACACAGGGCCAAGCCTTAAAATCATCTCGGAGTTCTTGGGGGAATGCTAGAATAGAAGACATAAATATCTATTTATATGACATATAAGGGCACCTTCACACCTAAGAATCCATCCAAATATCGAGGCAATGTGTCGAACATTGTCTATCGTTCTCTCTGGGAGCGACAGCTCTTTAGATGGCTCGACGAACAGTCATTCATTGCGTCATGGTGCTCGGAAGAGGTTGTGGTACCGTACCGCTGTAAGACGGACGGACGGATTCATCGGTACTTTGTCGATGTCAAGTTTGAATTTACCGATGGGCGCGTAATGTTGATCGAGGTAAAACCCAAGAAAGAAGTGAGTCCACCCAAGAATCCTGGTAAAAAGACTAAGAGATACATTACCGAGGTCATGACATATGCAAAAAACATCTCTAAATGGGAAGCGGCAACCGAGTACGCGAGCGACCGAGGGTGGATTTTTGAGATTTGGGACGAAGACATGCTCCGTAAGTTGGGCATTAAGATACTCTAAACACATATAAATAGAACTAATGCCAGTCTCACTCTTCACAACACTTGAAAAAGAATTCAACTCCACGGGGTTTGAAAAGCGTTCGATTGAGGCAAAGGATTGGTTCATTCAGAGAGTAAAGGAGCTAAATGGTAGAATCAATCGTAGGGCGCTCCTCAACGACGATAAGGTGCAACAGCGTTCAAAGGCAATTTGGGGCAATATGTACATGTTTGCCTATGATCCTAAGTTCAAAGAGGAACTTCCGTATTACGATAGATTTCCGTTGGTTTTAGTAATCGGTCCCGCGACCGGAGGTTTCCTTGGTCTCAACCTACACTACCTACATCCAAAGATCCGGGCCAAATTTCTTGATAAACTGCTTGGCACCCTTTCCGATGATAAACTTACAGAGAAAACTCGGCTCAAGATTCGTTATAGCCTCCTTGCAAGTGCCCGAAGACTCCGTGAATTTGCACCTTGCCTCAAGCACTATCTTACGGGTCATATGAAAACCCGCCCATCTCAGGTATTCGCACCCGACTGGGAAACAGCAATCTTCCTACCAACCGAACACTTTAAAGGTGGCACAAAGACTCAGATTTGGTTGGACTCTCGCAAACAGTATTCCGCGCGATAATTTATGTCATCAATTAACGACTTAAAATCCCAGTTAATTAAAAGAAGCGGTCCTGCTCATCAGAATCGGTTTAAGCTCATGGCCACGCTACCACCGGCGGTGAGGTCACTTACAAACTCAGAGGATCTAAATATCCTATGTGAGAATTGTACACTTCCGGGAAGACAGATCAATACCTTCGACTATCAGCTATTGAGACAGTCTATTAAAATTCCGAATGGATACATTAACGAAGATGTAAATTTTACTTTTCTTCTTACAAACGACTACCACATTAAAAAGGTATTTGATCTTTGGTCTTCAAGCACCATTGATTTTTCAACATACCGAGCCAAGTACCTTGATAGTTACGCTGGCACATTTGAAATTTGGCAATTGGATAAAAATGACAGAAAGGTTTATGGTGTTCGTTTAAATAATGCATTTCCTATTTCTCTGACGGGTATTGGTCTTGACAATAATGCAGAGAATACCATTCAGAAATTTAATGTAACAGTAGCATACGAGGACTTTGCTACAATCTAATTAGTCCTCATTGAGTGAATCACTCTACAAAATCATAATACTATGGCACTACCAATCATTGAAACACCGAAATATGAAACAAAACTTCCTTCCAGCGGAAAGAAGTTGGTCTACCGTCCGTATCTGGTAAAGGAAGAAAAGATCCTAATGATGGCGATTGAATCTGAGGATCAAAAGCAGATTATGCAGGCAATGAAGGATACTATTGCTTCCTGCACCTTTGGTAAAATTGATCCCAATACCCTACCGATTTTTGACCTGGAATACATTTTTCTAAAACTACGTTCAAAATCCGTGGGCGAAGTTGCCAAAATTGGTATCAAGTGCACAAGTTGTGAAAAATCAACTGTGAATGAAGTAAATCTTGATGAAATCGCTGTGAATACAGAGAACGCTCCGTCCAATAAAATTAAACTGAATGACAAAATCGGAGTTATCATGCGTTGGCCCGATGTAAATTTCATTACGGAAATGACGGGCAAATCAAAGGTCGAACAAAAAGCTGCGGCATATGACGTGCTTGTTCATTGTATTGAATCCATTTTTGATGACAAAAAGGTATATCCAACCTCAGAACAGTCTCGGGAAGAGGTTATTACCTTCATTGAATCATTGAATCAGGTCCAATTCCAGAAGATTCAAGAATTCATTGAGGCAATGCCAAAGCTTGAACATGAAGTTTCTTTTACCTGCAAACACTGCCAACATGAAAACAAGGTAATGCTCAGAGGACTCCAGAATTTTTTCTAATAGCCCTCTCCCACGATACACTGGTTAACCACTATCAAACGAACTTTGCAATGATGCAACATCATAAATACAGTCTTACAGAACTTGATCATATGATGCCTTGGGAGAGGGAAATCTACGTTTCACTATTAGTTGAGCATATCAAGGAAGAAAACGAAAGAGCTAGAAAGAAATCTCAAAAATAACAACACCCATGGCCGACGATAAAGACAGCACATTTAAAGATATTCTATATCAACTTCAGGTTGCGAATGAAGGCATGTTTGATAATATCTCGGTACTCAATAAGATTGAAAAACTTCTTGATGTGGGAAATATGCAGTCGTTGGCTTTCCAAACCGCCGAAAAAGAGGGTCCGAAAACTGAAACATCGGACGTCGGCGATAATAAGGAGGTTGTTGCGGGATTGAGTTTTCTGGCTGATATAGGCACCTCAAGTCTAAAAACTCTAAACAGAATAGACTTTGCATCAGATATTACGATGCAAAGAATTGTGGAAATGACGGATGCAGCAAAAGCAAGCGGTCTTCAGGCATTAGAAAATAATAGGGAGATGTTTGAAGTATTTGAAAAAATTCAAGAAGCTCTAAAAAACAAACCAGAAAACCCAGAGAAACCAGACAAATCAGATAAACCAGAAATGAGTTGGGCCACATGGGCAGTTGCCGTGGGTGCAGCTCTATTGGGTTTTGTCGAAGGCTTTGTGGCAGAATTGGCAATTCAAGCCAAAGCTCTATTCACTAGACTCACTAAACTTTTAGACTTTGGTCCTCTATTAGCAAAAATTAAAGGTTCAAAGTTTGTTCTTACGATAACAAGAGCATTTGAATCCATTGTTTTATTTGGCGAACGTCTTGGTGCCAAAATGGGTGACTTGTTTAAGATGTTCAAAAACTCGAACTTTGTTACGAAAATTACCGAAGGATTCACCAAGGTTTTAGATATCGGTAAGGACTTTGGTGCAAAGGTTAAAGGTATTTTTACCTCAGTTAAGAGTTTCTTTACTAATATAATACTAAAAATTAAAAATATTGCAACAGGTATTTCTACGGCATTTGCTCCGGTAAGAGCTGCATTTGATGCGGTAATGAAATCTTTAGGGTTTGTGGATGAAGGAGCAAAATCAGTAGGTTTCTTTGGAAGAGCCATTAAAAGTATATCGGAAAAATTCGGGTTCTTAAAAAATATTGCAACTAAATTTTTTGGATTGGGCAAAGCATTTGGATCATTTCTAGGAAAATTCATGAAATTCATTCCTGGCATAGGAGCTGTTGTAGCAGTTATTGTGGGTATATTTGATTCAATTACAGGCTTCATCGATGGGTTTACAAAAACCGAAGGCAGTCTTATTGATAAGATTGTGGGCGGACTTAAAGGTGGTTTAACCGGACTTGTTAACGGTTTAATTGGAGGTCTCCTTGATATGCTCAAGGGTGCAGTTTCATGGATTGCAAAGGCTCTTGGTTTTGACGGTATTGCGGCAGCCCTGGACAGCTTTAGTTTTAGTGAAATTCTCGGTAAACTAATCGGCAATCTTGTCGATGGTGTTGTAGGATTCTTTACCGATCAATTTGCGGTATTTAAAGTTCTATTCGATAACATTAAAAAGATGTTTAGCGGAGAGATTGATTTTAAAACGCTATTCCTTGAACTAATGGGTGGTATCATTAGAACCTTATTGGCACCAGTAAATGCCATTGGCAAATTAGCTGGGTTCGACATTACCAAGAAGGCTCTGAGTCTATTGGGCCTTCCAGATACAGGAAGAACCGATGTTGGTGGTACTCCTAAAGCTCCAAAGGTTAAAGCCGATGCAGAAGTAAAGCCGGGAGAAAATGCTACTGAAACAAATACCGTAACAACTTCTACATCCGAAAGCATTTCTCTATCCGACAGAGAACGTCTTGAAAAAGAAGCACTCACTTCTACATCTGCGCTAGTAACAAATAATTCTATAATTGCCGCGCCGGGACAAGTTCAAACCTTGGTTGCACCAGCAGACATTAATTTAACACCAATTGCAAATGTTAATGCGCCGATGGTCGGTAGCGATGCCGAAGTTCTAAATCGCTATGCCGAAACTGCTGAACTTGAGGCTCCGATGGTCGGTAGCGATGCCGCAGTTCTAAGTCGCTATGCCGAAACTGCTGAACTTGAAGCAATTGATAGTCCTATTGTCGGCGCCGAAATGAATGCACTTCAGTCAGACACGGCTCAAGCAGAAGCAGAACGTGCATCTACTCCTATTGTGATTCCTGCACCTGCATCGGGTCGAGGTGGCGACCGTAAGGTTATCAATAACTCACAGGCAATTACCTACAACTCCAATAATATGCCCGACCGTACGGGCTGGATGTTGACTCCACAATTCGGGTACTAAAAAGAGGGTCCCCTTTCGAGGACCCTCTCATCATAATATAAAGATCAAGCCGATACGGATTAGTCTTCCTTTGCTAGCTTGGCAAAGTAACTAAGGGTGTCCCCTGTATCTTCTTCATCATCGCTGCCTGCCTCAACAGGCTTAAATGCTTCTCTTGGAGCAGCCGCTTCAACAGTGGCCTTTCGCGGAGCCGGTTGGGATTCGCTCAATTCAACCGCTTCCGCAGTTGTAAGGACCTGACCTTCTTCACCGAGAACTTCATACAATTTACGTTTGAGTTCGGCGTATGACTTGTAGTTCTTAGGATCAACAAAGTCCTTAAGTGCGTGCATTGAGTTGTAGATGGCTTCCAACTTAGCTTCATCTCCACCGAAGAGAGGAGCCGCAGGAGCAAACTCCGATTTGTCGTAGTTGCGGTAACCCTCAACATTACGAATCTTGAGCTTAAAATCGGCACCCGACCAGAAGTCAAATGGATTCACCGGCTTCTCATCTTGGAAGGCTGGTTGCATTACATCCAGCATCTTATCGAAGATTTTCTTGCCGAATTTATAGAGGAATACCTTACCTTCGTTGGCTGGATTTGCTGGGTCGGAAATCACGAGGATGTTTGAAACATAGTGAAGACGGCGTTTCTGAGTACGAGCGACTTCCTTATCCTTCTCATCACCAGAATTCCAGAGCTTGGAGTTGAGTTCACCAACGGGGTCTTGCTGACCAATTGAACTGAGAGAGTTCTCGATGTACCAACGTCCGGTTGGACCCTTGAAGCCATGGTCCCAGTAACGGACCCATGGAAGTTCCTCACCAGCCTTAGCCGGAAGGAAACGAATAACTGCATAACCGTTACCAGCTTTGTCTACAATAGGAGCCCAGAGGCGGTCGTCCGTGTAGGATTTCTTCTCGCCGCCACCGGCGACTTTTTGAGCAGCCGCTGTGAGGCTACTGATTGCATTATTGCGATTATTTTTGAGTGCTGCGAATGACATAGTATTTTAGTATGGTTGTATGATTGACGTATATGATAATATCCTTTATTCCCTATTTGTAAACCTCAAAAGTACGATTTCTCGTAACTTTTTTATGTCTACCTTCTGTCTTAGGAATGGCTTGAACTTTAGAACTTTCTTGGAAAACTCGGGCCATAGAATGGTCTCCGTAATCTTCGAGCGTTTCATAAAGCCCACCATAATGTCGAGAACTACCAAGGTTTCAAGCTCAATAGTTTTGTCCATCACCAGTGTGGCAATTCGTGGATGAGCTCCATTCTCCGACTTGAATAAGTCATCAAATGAAATCCCACTACCCCTACAGTGCTCCACCAGTCTGTCTACTTGATCGCCAAAGAAATAACTCATTGACTCTATCCGTTTGAGATAGAACTTGTAGTTATCGTCTGCCGATTGTTCAACTAGATTGCCTGCCCAGCACTTACCCGTATCCAAGGATGCAAAGTTCGCAACCAGGAAGTCAATCAAAATTTGTTTGTCGGGATACTTCTTGGCCAATTTAGCAAAGAAGTATTTGTCCTTACGTTGAAAGAACGACTTCTGGGTCGCAGAAGTTTTAAAACTGTATTTGAGTGCGTCATAAGAATCGCTCTCAAAGTGCAGTTTAACACTAGTATATATCAAATATGAGTCCCAGGGCTGCATTTTAATTTGTCAATTTCCTGTTTAATATGATCCCTTAGCCTGCATTCAAGGTCAGACGCAAGGTTAATGATTTTGTTATCGATGTAGTGTTTAAGACTGGTCTCATAGGAATTATTACACTCCTTAACATACATCTGTTCCAAAATCGGAACATGATTTTCTAGAACGGATTGGGCAATCTTTTCCACATACTTATCTAAGGGGTATATACCCGAAACTGTTCCTCTTGTGGCTTGAACTTGAATATGATCCTCGCTATAGGTAACACGTTGCGTGGTTGTTGAATTCCACGTGGAGGGAAACGAAAGACTATTAGCTCCAACAGAATATAGCGATGAGGCGCCGTTAGCCCAATCATTGGTCATCTGAATCGCCGGCGACTGAACTGCAACGGCTGGAGGCTCTTCCTTTACAGGCTTGGGCTTCGGATATAGCTCCTCAAGTTTTTCAATGAGACTGTCACTGATTGTATTCATATTACATGAAGGAATCTAATGAGTTGCTTTTGGGTAATAGATTGCGTGTCATTGCTTCGGCTTCAATCTTTGATTTAATGACGGGAGAGATGAGTTTACCAATGTCCAATGGGTCAATTTGCTTCTCTTCACAATAATGAAGAACTGCTTCCATATAGGTCATCTTTTCATCAATAACCAATTTTTCAATGATGGTTGCAAGACTTTGTTTCGTGAGGATATTATCGAGGAGCATGGTGGTATTAACGGTGGAGTTCTACGCGTTGAATACGGTAGTTAATGACCGTTTCAGGAAGGTTCATGTCCTTTACAATTTTGGCACGTTCGGGAGAATTGTCAGTTTCATAGTAGTACATGATACCATATACAAAATGGCTGTTCTTGTACTTATTAAAGTTGAGTAACTTTTCAATCTGCGCCTCGAACGGCATATCCGAATAGAATTTTGGTGACGGATTCGTCTCACTCTTGACTTCAAGAGGATATAATTCATTCAGTTTATCTAAGACGGATTTCTTGCTTCCGATGATGACGGTGCTCATGCGAGCAATCGCCATTACATCTGTTGGTTCTTTTACTGGAGTGTCCATAATTTTTTAGATTGATACTAACTTGTACTTCTTACCGTCGATCTCAACAACCTTGCCTTCGCAAGATGGTTTGGGTTTAGTGTATTCGTTGAACTCTTTTTCGGACATTAGTTCACCATTAACCCACCATTCTTTATAACTATTAGCCCATTCAATAGCTGGTCCATCAAGGCGATGACGTTTATCATTCACATACCATTCTTTATCACCATCGGCGCATTCGATAGCGGGACCATCTAACCGATGTAATTTATCATTTACCCACCATTCTCTATCGCCGTTAGCGCCTTCAAAGGCGGGTCCGTCAAGGCGGTGCCGTTCCTCTTTATCGTTGAACCATTGAATGTTTTTACCACAGTCGACCGTTACTTTATATGTTTGCATAATTTTAAAGGATTCTGAGGAGCACAATGTCACCATTGATGCGCCCATTTGGTTTTGCAATCTTTGTGGTGAGTTTTTCCCACGCTTTTTCAAGTTGTTTCTCTGTGCTTCCTACGGCAATAGGAATAAATTCATCGGGCTTGCGGAGACGAATGCAGCGGGAAGACACCTCATCATAGTTCTGGATAGTGGTACCCTTGATAGTAAACCCAGTGGTTACCGTGCAAACATAGTCAAACAGTACCCGGGTCTTCACATTAAAGGCAAGGAGACGATAGGCTCCGACAATCCGAATAGGATTGATGGAGGTAATCTTAAACTCCTCACTGTGCTTGAGGTACTGGAGCTTGGCAATCTGCTTTGTGGCAGCCGTGGGTTTCTTCTCACGTGGAGCCTTTGCCGCTTTGACACTCGTCTTAAACATCGTTAGATCGTCGACCATCGATGATAGTGCATCAATACGTGCGAGCATCTGCTTCTTGGTATAACAGCTGTAGGCTTCAGCAAGATACTCGCTGGCACCGGTCTGGGCATCGCTCATTTCCTTAAGTACGTCTTGAAGGTATTCTTCCACAAAGGTACACGCAGCCGCAGGGAGTTCATAGTGCTGCATTGATTTGTAGATGGATAAACACTTTACCTCATCACCCGACTTGCACCATTCATCCATAAGCAGCTCAAGGTCCATAATGATGGTCTTGTTGCACTTTGCCCGAAGACGATCCATGGGAGAAATACCACTTGGTTTTTCGGCTACGATAGTTTGCACGGTATCCTTTTGCTTTGTTTTCTTACCTTCGATGATGGCGTTTGCAATGGCTTCTTTTACAAAGATATCGCAGGGTTCAACCTTAGCCGCATCCTCGCGAAGTGTCTTAAGATACTCATTGATACCAGGATGAATTGTTGGCATACCTTTATTGAGACACGTGCAAAGTGCACCGGTGGTCATACCAGGAAAGTAGTCGGGTGCAGCTTTTACTGCTGAAATATCTTCCTTGGTATAGCCATTGTTACCCATCCATTCCAGAACGGCGGGCTTGGTGTCCTTTGCCGTTAGGTAATAGTTGTAGAAATTAAACAACCGAGAATACTCCTTCCAGAATTGTTCCACTGGCCAGGTCTCCCAACCATCCCAGATTGGTTCTTCGCCGGTATAACGAGAGTCGACCGCAGCAACGCCATTTCCCGACTTGCGCCCTTTCTTGCGGTTCTTTGCCGCAGCAGCTTTCAGAATGTGTTCGACAGACATATTAGAGGGTCTCAATAGAGGTAACCGAATCAACTCGGAACGAGCGCCAACCATCATTCTCAATGTCGTAGACGCGAACGGCATCTTCCGACAGATTTAGCTTCTTCTCACCCTTGGGCCAATGGTCCTCTGGAATAAAACGAGCATCCAGAGTTCCGCGGAGTGCCCGAGCCGTACCATCAACCTTAGTAAAGTTGATCAGCACCAGCTTATTATTTTGCAGCGTATCCTTGATTTCAGCGTATGTGTATTTTTTCATTATGTAGATATATTAAAGTGAAGTCGGTCGAATGTAAACAACAAAAGCATCGTTTCAAAGGAGCCTACTCAAAGAAGATTCTTTATAAAAGATAAACCACCATAAGTGGTCGTAATTGATCGATGATCTACTTCTGAGTGAAAGTAAGCTCTTTTGAAACGATGCTTTCAGAGGTTATTTATTACTTTAGGTTTTTGTAATCTGATATTAGGCCATTACTAGCCGATATTTCACACCATCTACCTCAACAAACTTACCTTCACAAGATGATTTTGGCTTGGGTTTAGTGTATTCGTTGAACTCTTTTTCGGTCATTTTTTTATCATCCACCCACCACGCTTTATAACCATTGGCACATTCAATAGCTGGTCCATCAAGGCGATGGAGTTTACCATCAATATACCATGATTTAGAGCCATCGGCACATTCAACAGCAGGACCATCAAGGCGATGACGTTCGCCATCAACATACCATTCTTTAGAGCCATTAGGCCATTCAAAAGCTGGACCATCAAGGCGATGAAGTTCCTCTTTATCGTTATACCAACGAATGTTTTTATTTTCGTCAACAGTTACTTTATAAGTTTGCATTTTATAGATTATTTAAGGTTTTTGTAGACCTTGGCCCAATAGGCTTCCAGATTCTTTTGCTTGGTGTCCGAAATCGGAGCCGCCACACGGCGCCAAGAACTACCGCCACCGTTCCAAATAAAACCAAGCTCTTTTTCGGTTGCTTTACGGTTCATGGTTTTTTCAATGTGTTTTGAGTAGAAATTCAGAACGCCTCTGGCGACCTCCCGAGAGGTAATTTCGTCGAACATGTCAGCATGTCTGTAATTCTTACCGGTGATACGGTTAAAGTCCTTGACCATCACATCATGAATCTGAAGGATTCCAAAGGCCTTACCGCGGTCACCGATGGCAGCGGCATTGCCGTTACTTTCGGTACGAACGAGGGCTTCCACCAAGCGGTCGATATTTTGACCCGAAACAGTCGCGGTAAGAGCAAGAATTGCCAAGATGTGTTTGACTTTCATTATGATACAATCATAAACAAAACCACGCGGAAGTAAATCAAATAGATTGTCCTAAGCGATTGATTAGCAACAACCGTTGTTTTTAGTTACGATCAAAGCCGGTGAAAGCCTGAACCATAGGGTTCCAACACACATCCATCTTCATCTGAGCAAATTCTAATTGAAAGGTCACCGTCCAAGTATTGAATCTTGGGTTGCTGAGTTTGCCTTTTCGAATGACTGTGGCCTTGACGTCGTCACCCATAGAGTAAACAGTAATTATGTCGCCGACATTTGGATTTGGTACGTTATTCATTATGATACAATCCTACAACATTCCAGCTAAAAGTAAATCAAATAGAATGACCTAAGTGATTACCAATCAACAATCATTTAGAATTTGCACGGAAAACACCATCCCAGAGCGGTCCAGGATCGGCTTTTTCGAGGTCATCTATACGTTCTATCATCATGTCGTAGTAATCACTTAGAAAAGTCATATGTGATTTTAGATCAACGGCTAATGCACGTGCCTTGGTCCATTCTCTGGCACGGTAGAAATCGAGAAATTTGTCGTGGGAATCTGAATAGACGCGCGTACCCTTATCAAATACGGTATAAATCTTCACGCCTTCCTTCTTACCCTTTACCGCGATGCAATCAAGTTCCAGCGTGGGATACACGTCCTTCACATATTCTCGGGTGATGGGACCAATTACAAATTTCACGCCGTACGGTTTCGACTGACCTTCCAGGCGAGAGGCAAGATTCACCGAATCTCCGAGGCAGGTATAGTCGAAGCGTTGAGTCGAGCCCATATTACCCACAACAACGGTACCAGTATTCACGCCAAGACCCATTCCGAATGCCGGGATACCTTCCTTCATTACCTCATCGTTGAATGCCTTGAGACTTCCCAGCATTGTAAGACCCGTTTCAACTGCGTGTAAAGCATGGTCCTTATCATCAAGTGGTGCGTTCCAGAAAGCCATCTGAGCATCACCAATGTACTTATCCAGGGTCCCTTGGCTATCCAGAATGGCCTGTGTCATTGCCGTCATATACCGATTCATAATCTTCGTGAGACCCTGAACGTCTTTTCCGTAGTGTTCGGAGATTGCGGTAAAGCCACGAACATCGGTAAACATAATGGATAGTTCTCTTGACTCACCACCCAGTTGTAGAAGGTCGGGATTCTTTTGCAGTTTCTCAACCATGGCCGGAGATAGGTACGTGCCAAACTGTTTCTTGATCTGCTGTTTTAATTTAAACTCCATGACGAACCGCATGAAGAGTGAACCTGCCCATACAAGGGATGACGTACCCACAATCCAGGTATAGTCGGCAAGGAGTCCTTTATCGAATAAATGAAAGCCGTAATACACTGGAAGGCATACGGCAATAAGATAGATGCCAAGATTCAAGGCATAGCCCAAAAAGGAGATTGCTCCGATTAGAATAAGTGCTGCGCCTACGCCGATTGCAATTTCATATAGATCAAATTCTGCGCGGCGTTCAAGTCGGTTACCATCAAGAAGCATCTGAAGAGTCTGAAGGCTGAGTTCGTGTCCGTACGCCGTACCCAATGGAGTCGCAACGGTATTTGCAAGCCCCTCGGCCGTAAGGGCGATCACTACAATCTTGTCCTTCACGTGCCATTCATCATCGGTGTATGGAACTGATTTAAAGGTATATTTAAAATTGATCCAGACCCGACCATTGCCATCGGTCTTAATTGGAGAGGTACCCGGAACTCGAATGGCAGACACACCCGATTCTGTAACCTTGACCTGGAAGCTGGGTTGATCGCCAAAGACGCGGAGAATTTCCAGTGGCATTGTGGGATACTTTTCCTTTTCAATCTGAATCATGAGCGGTAATCTACGCACCACACCATCAAGCTCCGGAGCCGTCAGCAACATACCCACGCCCGCGGAAGCCTCACCGATTTCCTTTAAAGGTCCGATCGCCGCTGGGTAATCAAATAGCCAGTCATCCGTGGTGCCGCCGATTGTTGCAACGCCTCTTGGAATTGGAACGCCCTTACCCTTTAATGAAGCTGATTGGCCTGTAATGACGGGCGACTGACTCAGCATCTCAACGAATTCTTTATCTCCACCCAAACGGTCGGGCTCAGCAAAAATGATGGGTAACACAACACCGGTGGCGCCTGACTCCATGGCTTTTCTGATTGCGCCTGCCAGTTCGGTACGCTTCCATGGCCACTGTCCGTTCTTTTCCAGCGCCTTTTCATCAATTTCCACGATTACAATGTTATCCGATACCACCTTGTCCTGCTCTCGTTGATAGTAATCCAGACCCTTGAGACGCATTACCTCAATGGGATATGGGTTGGTAATACGGAGACCCACAGCAACCGTGAGAAGCATAAGACCAACAAGAAGGATTCTGAATGTGTGTTTGTTCATTTCTGAATGATGTTTACTTTAAGTTTGTCTCCGAAGTTGAGTGGGTATACCGTTGTCCCATTGGAGTCGGTAATCTTAAATGTTGCGCTTGTGTCGGCTTTTAATTTATACTGAATAGTCCCTTTGGATGTCGAGAGATTCATTATAGCGTTTGTACCGTCGGTTGTAAATCCATTATTGACGGTGGCGGTGACAATAAGAGTGGGTAATGTATTTGTCGGTGTTGCAACGGTGACCTCTGGATTCTTGGAGATAACCTCTGCTACGGCTTGCAGTATTTCTGGTTGCATTGCCTTTACATCAATAATGGCGGTTTTAGTTTCCTCAATAGGGCTTTCTTCAGCCTTAACCTGAGTAGCCGCACTAGGCTCGACCTGAGAAACCGCAGTAGGGGAATCGCTCTTGCCGCTTGATTTTTTGTTTGGTTTATCATCTACGGAATCCGATGTATTTGCCTGTGTCTGTTTCTTTGCTTCTTTGACGGCACCAGTGACGGGTTTTGGAGTTTCAACGAGAATTAGATTATTGATTTTGCTTTCATCCTGGAAATTAAGTACAACGGGATTTGTAGGAACGGACTGCATTGACGCGATAAAGGTCGCCTGATATGCCTGAGTCATAAGGACACTACCCGCTGCATTTGAAACCTCGATTACACCTACGATGCCCGGTGTCGCGCTATACTCGGGGCGTGAAGGTAACAGAATGACAAGACTCTTACCATCCTCCGAAACCGTCATTGAGAAGTCGGTACCGCGAACAGAAATCTTTGCCGTAGGAGTTTGGACCTTAATGTTTTCTCTGCTGTTCTTTGCAATCATGCCCGACGCATAACGAACGGTACCAAACGCCGTCTTCATTCCGACCTTACCCTTACCACTTGCAGGATCATATACAAACTCATCAATCTTGAGCTTCGAGAACTCGGTTATCTGCATCAATGTATTATCTTCAAATGTAATGGATACCCGAGCCTTTAATGTCTCAATGGTATCATACTGTTCTATCTCGGTTCCGATCTTACCTTCCAGCCTATCATTACCACGAACAATCTGAGTGGGTCCGGTAACCTCGGTCAGTTTTCCGACCGAGGCACCGGCTTCAGATACAAAAATAGCCGCAATCAAAAACAGTACTGCGGCTATGCGCATACATTAGGGAGTCGGAGGCGAGATGGTCGCAGTTGGATTTGCTGCACCATAGTTTGATGTACCCGTGGTCATAATCGGAGCAGCAGCCGTTGTGGTCTGGATAATCTTAACGGTATTGTTGCTACCAGTTAAGCTATAGACAAGGGTCTGTTGTTCCACACCAGCCTGATAGACGGTGAGGTTGTTCGTGCTACCCAGGATGGTAATATCTTGAAAATGCCCACCTTTCTGAGTCGACGCGCCGACGCTTCCGATCTGAGTAGATTTAACAATGTTTGAATTACCAGTAATGTTGTAATCAATCCAGTTGTATGAAGCATTCTCGAATCCTAATTTCAGTGTATTTGAGTTACCAACTACGTCGATGGTCACATCGCTGTTCGCAATGGTCGCCTTCGATGTATTGTTATCGGAGGTGTGATCAACGCTTACATCCTTATTCACGGTGAGTGAATTTGTGTTTCCGACCAATGACACATTGAATGTATTGCTGGCACCGTCCATGAAGTATTTCTGGGTGTTCGCATTACCGGTAACAACTGAAAGTAAGCTCAGATTGTTGGCTCCGATAATAGAGAAATCAGTATTGTTGTTGTCTCCCATCTGGCGTGTTTCAAAGGTGATATTGTCACCCGTAATGTTGCTTGGTGTTCCAGACGAGCCAATTTTATTCAGGCTACCGACCTGAATAAGGGTTGTGGTACCCGCGGTTGTGATCTGATTGACATAGATTTGATTCTGAGCAAAGGCTGGAGTGAATAGCATAAGCCCAAGAATGAATCCTAGTATTAGTTTTGTTTTCATTTCTTTTTAGCGTTATTGTTGGTTGCGTCTTTGAATTGCCAAAGACCTGCTGTTTGCCCCTGCTTAATAATTTCAATTACTGCCTGATCAATAGCGCTCCGTACGGCAATGCCATTCGGTTCATTTGCAGTGAGACCAAGTTCTGACTCAATCGGGGTTGTTCCGTGATCATAAAATTTAAATAAATTGCCCGAGAGGGCAATACTCGTAATGGTTTTAGTAACAGCCACGCTCAGTAGGACCTCTCCTGTTTGAACGCTTACAAGCCTCAGTGACACTGTTACTACGTCCTTACGATATTGAGTGCTACCGGAGATACCAAGAACACTGGCGCCCGCGCCTCCCGTAAGGATATTGCTATCATATCCGATGATGCCGCCTTGCGCTATAATGCCGGCAAATAACATCGGAGTGAGTTTCTCGGCGTCTTTACCGAGGAAAGTTTCTCTTGTCTGTGAAATGAGTTGGCGTTCCTTAATAATGTCATCAAGGCTTGCACGTTCAAGTACCTGAAACCACGTGCCATTACTTGCAAGACGTAATGCATCGATGAGCCAACTCTCCGCGCCCTGCGTGACGGCAGAAGAGAATGTGGCATACGCGTCTGCGGTCTTTCTCTGTCCCGTCTTATCCGCAAAGCCATAGACTGCAATTGTCATCCGAGGACCATCAATTGGTGGAAGCTCCGATAGCTGCTTTGCCAATGGGGATATCTGGACCTTGGGTATCTCGAGGATGGTGGGCTTGGATGGTACCGAAGCACAACCCCCGAACAACAGAGACAGTAAGAGTATGGAAATAAATTTTACCATTGATTAGCCGCCGGCGGGTTTCAATGTTCCCACAGGAACCTGAATCGTCGTAGTATTACCGGTTGCAGGATCAACAATGTAAAGAGTCACCATATCACCATTTTTTTGCCAGGTGACTGTCGATCCGCCCTGAAGATTAATGATACCAAAGTTGGCTCCATCCGAGTTAAAGATGGCATCCGTGACCTGAGATGCTAGTTGAGAATAGATTCGAGCCTGCAGGTTATTAATGAATGCATTGAGCGGTGTATTTTGCGCCGCCACTTTTGCAGTTTCAGCGTCTGCTTTTGCTTGATCTTTGAATGATTGCTTTCGGGTGCGTGCAAGGTTTTCAATGGTGATTTGATGAGAAGAAAATCCAACGCCGTTAAACATTGGAGACTTAAAACCATGCACCATATCCGATGCAAAGACAACCTTAAACAGGAGGGCGAGGAGTAGGAATAGTAGCAGGTTTTTCATTGGTGATTGATGCGGTTGGTACGACATGCGGACCTCCGCGTTGCATTTCGATGGCTGTATTAATCTTTTGCTCCAATCTAATTAGATCATTATCAAGCATACGAATTCGGTCAATCAACGCAATCATAGTTTTCTTTGCTTCCGACAGCTCAGAATTAATGTTCTCCGTCACAAATTTCCAAACAAAGTAAATAAAGTAGCCCATACCAGCGGCAGCCATCATTGGCATACCGTACTGGTTGATCATCTGTTTTAATTCAATAGGATCCATAGTTTAATCCTTTCTGGCATCCGTCTTACCATCACTGCGTGCCAGACGTTCAAGGTCGACGCGTAATCCGAAACGTGATGAGATGAGTGCATCAATACGAATAAGGTCATTATTCATTGTGCGCACACGGTTGTTCAACATACCGGCAAGACCATTTAATGATTTCACATCATCCACAACTCCCGCAAGGATATACTTGAGGAGAATGACGATGAAGACGCCGCCAGCAATAACTGCTGCAACAGAGAATCCAAGGTCCGCAAATGATTTCAGTGTTTCAAAACTCATTATCCATTTACAATCTTAGAAATCTTAGATTCAAACTCTTCGATCTTTTTAATACGGTTGGGCCATTTAATGTATTCCTTCTCTGGGTTCTTCTTCAGATTCTGAAGGAGTGGAAGGATTGCTTGGTATAATCGATTCAGTTTATCTTCGTGATACGCAGCAGCCTTCTCGGCTACGTCAACTTGTTTTGTTACGTCAAGTTCGTCTTCGGCGATCGTTGTGAAACCAAAGTCAAAGGGGTCTATAGAATTATTTGTGGCCATTGTAATAAGAGTGTAAATAAAAATGCTACCTCATCAATAAAGACAAGGTAGCATTCAGTATTGCTATTTATAAAATAAACAGTTTGTAGTATTACGGTATTTGAATCCTATGAGACATTATGTTGAATAGAGATACATTATAACGTATCTAAGCAGAATGTAAACAATAAAGCGCCGTCGTATTACTTAGTTTTAATGAATGAGCCAGCTTCTACAGGTTTGAATATGTTCTTGATACCGCGTGTTTGAATGGCGCGAAAAACGAAATATGGCCACCAGATAATTTTTGGAATCTTGACGACCTTAATGTTGGAGTCGGTAATCACAGGAACCTCAGCGTCCCAGACTTTCAGCACAAGCGGTTCGCCGCTCACAGAGTTGGTGAGGTTGATTTTACCGTTACGTGTTGGCGGGCGACCGATGTACCAATAGTTGTCGTATTGACCGAATTCAATATCGCAGTCGGAGCCCGATGTGACAAACGATACCTCATTAATTGAGTAACCATTGACTGAACCCTTGATGGTGATGCCATTCTTGCGTGGAGCCAGGACGGTATTGTTGAACGTATAGTTTGAACCTCTTACGGCATCGATGCAGTCTTCCTTGCCGCCTTCAATGGTGCAACCATCGACAACGACATTGGTGCAATTGGAGAATTTAAGGACATCGGAGGTTTGAGTCCAATCATCCGGCGCAATGACCCGATTGGAAATTACTGTTCCGTCCTCACCAGCGTAGGACTCTAGGTTTTTATCGGCGGCCATGTTTAGAATGATACGGCGACCATACGGATTGTTGCACTACCGAAGATGTTTTCGGCTGGTAGTTTTCTGACAAATGCCGTTTCATATGCGCGAAGGGTAAAGCTACCAGTAGTGACTACTGCAGCATCTTTTACAAGAACAGAAACGTCTGAAGCAGTATTGTTGTATACGCGGATCAGAGTCTTTCCGCTGAAATTGTTACCGCCCGTTCCTACTGCGGCTTCTTCGCCTAATACTTTGAGGATTGTTGAGACCATAGAATTAATTGTTTGAGGTTAAGTCTATCTATTTATAAACATCGGTCGGTTATAAATAGGGTTATGCGTTTTGTCGTTTCATTATTATTTGTAATGAGTCTGACTGGTTGCACCATGCTCGGTGGGTTAAAGATGCCCAGTCTTGGCGGAGGTAAAACCGGAGACTCTGCCGGATCCGTAGCTGCTGCTCAAAACACTGCGGAAGCCGTCGACCGTATGGCAGAGATTAGTAAACGGAATGAGGAAGCACGCAAAGCAATGGAAATAGAGTACGCTAAGTTCCGTGAACAATTGACGGCAGCCTACGCCAACCGTGAAAGGCTGGACAACGAAAATTTTGACCGCATCTCCGAGATCAACTATGGTATCTTTAAAGCCACAGAGGATGTTACCAAACTGGATGCTCGGGTACTGATTGCAAATTTAAAGTCAAAGGAAAACATGGCTCGTTTAATGCCGATTGGTGAAGCCAAGAAGAAAGAGATCATTGCCGAGCTTGAAGGCGACCGTAAAAAGCTCGAGGCTGAAATCGTAAAGAAGTACGAAGTTAGGATCAAGGAAGGCGAAGCCGCTGCTGCCGCCTACGAGGAAGCCGATAAACAGGTCAAACTCAAAGAGGCCGAGAAAGGTAAATTACGCGATCAGCAAGCAACCATCCTTGAAAAGCTAAGAGCCGATCAGGAAGCCGAAAGAGAAAAGCTCCGTAAAGAAGCAGCAGATGCTGTCGCCATTGCCAAAGAGAAACAACGCCTCGAGATGGTTGGCTGGATTGTAAAGGCTCTATTGGGTGTCGGAATTGTAATCCTAGTGATTGGCTTCCTCATGAAATCTCCAACCTTTATTGTGTCGGGCATTGCAATGCTCGGACTCGCCTACGTTGCGGCAACCATTCCATTCTGGGTCGTGGCAAGTATTATGGGTGTCTTTGTAATCGTGATGGTAATGATGGACCCAAAGACGGGCAAGATTTCATTACCAGGCAAAAAGAAAGCGGAGTCAATTACGACTCCGCCTGCTCCTTAATAGCCAGTAACGGCTGAGGGTCACTCCAGGTCGTCAAGAACGACTTTGGCTGGGTTTGTTCCTCCTACAATTACACAATTGCGGTATTGCTCCAATGCCTCCCGCAGCTTTACATTTTTTCCAATAAGATCATCGGCGTGCTGCGAGTGATGATCCACCCAGTTTTGTGCAATGCGAAGTTCAGCCTCGGCTTTCTCGGCACGAATCAGAGCGGCGTCACGTTGCTTCATTAACTCGGCTACTTTCTCTTCCGCAGTAATGAGATTTTTACTATAGTTTGATGCGTACATAAATTTAAATAATATAAGGTCCACAATTCGCAAAATCATTAGGAGACATAACTTTTGGGTTAACTATATCTATAGCACCAAGAGAAAATACCCTATCATACGATTCGTTATGTATTTTCTTGCTATGTTCACGCACATAATCCCCCATCTCCATATGATTCATTTCTGATTTAACAGCTACGGCTTTAAAACAATCTCCTTTGATAATGTATTGAAACATAAATTTTACCCTTCCTCCTCCCATTTGCCAACCGTTTTCAAGAATGCCTCTGCGCGTTGGGCGGCGGTGGCGTTTGCAACGTGACCCACTTCATTACTTGTTAAATCCCACCAATACTTTTCACGATTTTCTAAGACAATACCGGAAAGATTTGCTGCAAATTGATTTACCTGTTCCGGCTCTAAGTGAGCCATAGCCTCGTGCATGGCGTTGAGGTCGTGGATGTAGTCGGGGATGAACTGCGCGACAAGTTGCCCCAATTCGTGCGAGTCTTCGCTACATTTCCATCCACACGCTTCCGCGATGGCTATTCTTTGTTTTTCAGCTTTCATTTGTTATCAACTAAAGCAGCAACAATCTTCTCTGCATTCTCTTGAATAGAAGGATAGCAAAGAGTATTAAACGAGTCACCGTGTTTTGCAATGAATTTATCCCAGTCTTTCTTTTCTTCGGGAGTTAAGGCCATGTTAACTGGACGAGCCGCTGATGCCTCGCGAATAATTTTAATAAGTTTTTCTTCCATAAGACGAGCCGCAGCAGTAATTGCAGACTTCTCTGGGTGAATTTGCTGACGAATAGAAGTGCATCCTTGTGTAATATGAATGAGCCAAAAGCCTTCGCGCAGACCATCATAAGCGTATGGGTCATTTACAGGAACAAACTTCTTGCCTACCTTACGGTAAAGGCGCTGGTCTTCTTTAGCAGCTGCGCTTGCAGTTACCGGATCAATCTGGAACTTATAGTTAAGCTGGAAACGAAGACGCTCGCATTCGTTCTTGTAATGTTCTAAATCTTTATTCTTTTTCATTTTATTTAAAAGTTATTTTTTTAGGTTTCATAAAAATTGTTCCTCTATTGATATTTCCAAGAAGACAGTCGTAAGCATCAAATCGTCCTTCGTCTCGTCCTCGCTGAACATCATCTCGATGAAGATTGTTTTTATAAAGCATATTTAAAGCCCTTAAATGCTTCAACCATTTTACTAATTTCTTCTGATCAATCTTATAGTATGTGTCATTGGGGTCAACTACTTCGTCTTCCCAAGTTTTTACATATGTTTTCATTTTAAATCTTTTTCAATTTCAAAGGTGAATGGCTTAACCGGTTTCCCACCATCAAATCGTTTAATAAAAGTTTGCGCCTTTTTAGGCAGTGTGTATGTGTCCCATGAACATCCATTGCGATGAAGTATTCGTGTCGCGCCGATATTTAACCCAGTATGAGATGTTGGTTTAACTTCCCGTTTAACCGCATGAGCTATAGGGCAATCATAACAACTCCCTCTATATCCTTCTTCAATATCCTTAAGAGTAACTTTAATTTTCATTATGATACAATCATACACCAAACCATGCAAAAGTAAATCAAATTGATCGTCCTAAACTATTCATGTCCAACATCAATCTTATTAAGTAAAAATTGGCATTTTCGAGGGGTCATAATCATTCGGACCCTTAATGTAAGGTTCGTGCAGAGGAGTTATAACAGGTGTGCTGTATGTAATTACAGATATCTTACCGAGTTCTTCTCTTAAAATATCGGTTTCCTTCGTGCAAAGGTATTCTTTGCCAGCAATAAAACCGCGGAGCCAATAAATGAATTGTTCTTGTGACATCATTTTAAGTTACCTCCGTAATAGTCGAATACTTCCTCCATGGCATTTAAAGCTACAATAAGTTCGGCCAATTCACGTTTTTGGTAATCTTGGAGTTTCCTTGTTTTCTTAAGGACGGTAATGTCTTCGCGAAGGTATTCAATCGTTTGTTTTACGGAAGCACGGACAATACCGTCGGCTGTTTCTGGGTCAATTTCTACATTCATATTTTTAATTTTCATATTAATTCCAAGTTCTGTGTTTTTCAGCAATCCATTCGTCCCCGTCGTATTCTTGAATCTGCCATTGGACATCATCGGGAATCTTTACAACTTTAAGTTCAGCAAATTCACCGTTGGCAGCTTCACCAAGTTGTTCCACAATTTCTACTAGAATAGGATTGTTGCGCTTGATGTCATCTTCATTGGTAATAATCGCACCGGCACGTTCATTAAAAAGAGCAAGAGCAGTCTTAGAAAGCCCAAAGGCACCGTGGCAATCATTAATTACAATTTTCATTTTTTATTGAGTACAACTGAACAGCTGATTTTATCGCGAGTGCAGCCGCGCACGGAAACTGTTCGCCTTTCTTAAAAGAAAGTTTGTTAAGTTTAAATGGTTTTAGAACTATATCTCCGTTCCAATACGTAGGTTCGACGGAGATGTAACCCAGCTCACAAAGCCTATTGCGCAACTTTGTAAATTCTGGATGATCCTTGCACGCATACGAATCTCCTTTTAAAATAATTTTGCCAACAAGATCGCTCAGAACCAGGTACTTCTCATCGGGTACCGAACTCAGGTATTCTTTCTTGAGTCTAAATTGTTTAATTGGTTTCTTCATTTTTAGGAATCTCCGAGTAAGGAATATAGTTTTGCGTCGTTACATTGGTCTTTGCGAATTGTTTGTTCAGCGTCTTTAACCATCCACCAGACGAATGCAGTTCACCAAGTTGACCCGTCGCTTCACAAGTTCTACCAGAAGCAGTTTCAGCAAAGTGAATGATACCCTCAATGTAATTATAAAACCGTTCATTAGCCTTTTCGATAGCAGGATACTTTTCAGTTTCTACTAGAGAGGTATTTTTTTCGTCAAGCTCAAACCTGTAATAAAACCGAAGTGTGCCGAACTTCTCTTTAACTTGCGTTGCGATCACTTGAGGTGGCCCTACTTTAAAGTAGTAGATAGCTTCTCCGTCCTTCTTGTTAATATACGGTGTGATACCAAGACGCTCACCATCTTCTTTATCCACCGGTACGCTGGTAGTATAAGTGTGGGTAAGAGCTTCGCAAAGAATATCAATAAGATCGTACCAACCATCACCTACCTCAAGACCCCAGAACATACAGCTCTCGGTCTTTGGCTTGGTACGGTCGCCGAAAATCTTTGGATACTTCTCAAATAGTTTTTGTTCTAGTTCTGTTTTCATTCGAATAATGTGGTGGCATTTAAAAATTTAGCAAGAGGTTTAATCCAAAATGGAAGAGCCAGTATAAAAAGCCAGATCATTTGAATAACGATAATATCTGTAAACCTATAGATGAATCCGTTATAGAGACCTACACAAAGGTACACGAACGTAACCCAAACGGCGTAATGGACTAAAGAGCGTTGAAATAGTTTCATAAAATTATTCTTTTGTCATCCAGCGATAAAATGGAGTTAGGACTACCTTTAAAAATATGAAGCCCCATGGAATAGGACCACAAATGATAAAGAATACGAGTCTCTGAGGAAACCGATTTACCGAATCGTGTAGAACGATAAATGCCAGAGTTCCAAGCCCCAACCAATACATAAGTACCGCATTAATAAATTCAGGCATTGTCATAAAGTTATTCTTCGACCTGATGAAGAGCATTTCCTGCTTCGGTGCGAATAGCTTGGGCAAGTTCTTCTACCGTTTTAAAACGATCGGTACCGTGCTTCAATATATTGCGACACACGGAATCAATTTCATACAATGACGCCCAAGCTTGATTGCAATGAACGGCTCGCATATGTTCGTAATTATCATCGGGTAGGTTAAATTCCAGTATTGCTTTCATAAAGTTATTCCAGTTCGATCATCCAATGTGAATTGTTGTAAATGTAGTCCCATACGATGGTATCTTCTGGTTCTTTACCCGAGAATCCCATGGACTCAATGAAACCATCAACAAGTTTATCTTGCTCCGCGTGATGAGCAGCAATTACCTTGCGGATCTTTGCGATTTCCTTCTGCTGCTTTTTAGTGAATTTGACTTTTAGTTTATGGTCCATTGCTGAAACGGAATACATTTGGTCGATTGCTTTTTGCTGGTTTTTAGTGGTTTTCATAATACAATCATATACTGAAAGTGCTGAAAGTAAACAACAAAGTTACTTCTTGGAGTTTTCAATGTATTGAATGATGTTTTGCTTACCAATAATGTTCATCGAATGAACCTCATAGTCGGGAAACTCAACGCCTTTTTCATGGCAGTAGTTCACTAGCCATTTAGCGCAGTCGTATCCAGTTTTCTCCTTATAGGAGTCATACGTCGGTTCGGTACCAGCAATGCCAGCGGCATAGTGTTCCTGTCCCAGGTCGTGATCAAAGGTCACGAATGAAGGTATACCAAGCCGTTCAATACATTCAACGAATTTTTTATAGCTTCGCACCGTGGTATAAGGTCCCAGGGGTAATTGTACCCATTTTACCTGAGAGGGAAGGCGTTCGTCATCCAGAAATAGTTTGTAGCTCATATAGTTATGTTGTGTGTGGACCGTGATGGTCAACGGGCTTATAAGTTTTAGTCTTCATCTTATCCCGAAGCTGCTCCATAGATACTGGAAAGTAGTTCCAGCAATCTACACCAACATCACAGCTAAGAGTGGTAGGATCATCCGGAAGAGTGCCGTGCGAGTGTCCGTAAAGTTGCCAGTGCCCTTTGTGGCTGCCGTTCCATACCTTCATGGCATAGTGACAGAGAATGATTTCTTGTTTGTCAACTGTTACTTCTCGAAGATGTGGTATATCAAACTCCCATCCAGAATCTAGGTAGCTCCGCATGAGCCGTTTATCATGGTTGCCCAAGCAGAATTGAATTTTACCATTTAAACGCCGGAGATAGGGAGCGGCAGGACCGCCACCCACCGCAAAATCACCGAGATGGTACACGGTATCTTCTGGACGAACAATAGCGTTCCAATTATGAATGAGTGTATTGTCCATCTCTTCTACCGAGGCAAAAGGACGTTTACAGTATTTAATGATGTTTGCGTGCCCAAAATGGGTATCGCTTGTGAAGAATGTGTTCATAGTTAAAATACAATTCGGCGAGCCTCAGCAAGAATCTCATTGAGTCTCTTACCGTCCATTGCTCGACAGCTGCTGATTTTGTTGGGACGAAACTCGTTTCCAGAATCGCTTTCCTCGGTGATTTCCATTAGGGTAATGAACTCTTTCCAGAGACGCTCCGTTATCTGGGCGCATTGTTCGGCTATGTCGGCACAAGCCGATTTATCTGCAGCAAACCGTGCCCAAGTTAAAGCTGAGGATTGCATATGTTTTAGATCAGCCTCGGCACGTTCGGCGCGGGCTACCTGTAAGCTGATGTGCTTTCCTGCGTCCCGGTAGTCGTCTTTATACCGCTCCACCTCGGCGCGAAGGCGGGAATTTTCTTCAAGCACAAACCTTAGCCTTTCGGCTCCCGTTGCATTTACGCTAAGTAGCTCCTCGCACTCCGCTTTCGCGGCGGTGAGTTCGCGTTCAAGCGTGCGACATAGAGCGGTATGCGCTTGGTCCTGCCTGTTGCCCCACTCGCATCCATTGAGCATGGCATCCGTGCGTGGCGTGTCGGTGGGTTGGTCGGGTGGGTTCATTTGATTTCCTCCGTCGCGGCAAGGGCGGCAAGAAACGCCTGCTCATGTTTTGCGAAAACCGCTACCGAGTCGGGCGAGAGCTTGTCTCCCCAAACCATTTGCCAAGATCGCGCGATCATAAGGGATTCGACGCCGTGCTCCCTTAGCACGCGCACCCGCTCGCGCTCGGCGGTGAGGGCGGCAAGCGCGGCAGTCCCTTCGTCATGGTAAAGCGTCTCGCTCGCCTTGGTGTAGTTGAGTTCACTGCGTAGTTGAGCCACCGCCCACGCCTCGGAGTCGGCGATGAGTTGGGCGGCTGCGGTCAGGTCGCGGTTGTGAACCATGCGGAAAACATCGGCGGCAAGTTGCTTGTGTGTCTCGCTCGGTTGATCGGGTGGGTTCATATTAGTTTGGATTGGTTTTAGAGTATTCCTTGGCCAACTCATTGGCTCTAGCCAATTCTCTTTCAAGAAATTCTTCAAAGAGGCCATGGTTCGTAATTTCTACGCCTGGTATTGAAAAGCGATACTTGAAAGATTTGATAGTGCCTTCAAGCACGCCGCATTTGTAAGCCAGATCGATGTTATTCATTATGATACAATCCTACAACATTCCATCAAAAAGTAAACCACAAAGATGTGGTCTAAGTGATTGATAGTCAACACTCACTCATAATTTCTGATAGAAGTGACGTATGGAAACCGTGGAATACCGTATGGGCTGAGGTGGAAGAACTGGCACGTGGCTTTCTCACCGATGTATCGATCCTTGTTCTGGAATAGATCGGCAAGGAATTCGTGAGAACCCTTGATGTTGGAATTGAAGTTCTCACCCTTATCATTTTTGAGTACCATGAATCCAGCCATGCCCGTGCGGTTACCCGTACCCTCACCGATTTCAAGGATTTCATATTCGGCGTCCTGGAATTCTTTGCGCTTCAGCAGAGTCTTTGACCGTTTGCGTTCATAGAGACCATCCGTGCGAACCATCTGACCCTCATAACCGTCGCTCATATAGCTTTCATATTCGGTATCAAGGTCCTTTTTGTCGAAGGCGACCGAAGTTTCCACGAGGACAATGGTATCGTCTTCCGGAAGGTTTCCGCAAAGCCACTTACGACGGTCGCTAAATGTCTTATCGGTATCAATGACATCATAGACCCAATACTGAATCACATTGGCAGATTCATCTAGATCAGCCTGAGTCGGCTTGGTCTTACGGACCAGCGATACAATCTTATTGAAATCATTATTTAACTTGTCGCAGTAAAGCTCACCGTCCAAAACGGCATCGGGAAACTCTTGAAAGAAGGACTCCAGAGCCTTAAGGACATGCGGAGCCGATTTAAAAATCTTGCCCTGACGACTAAACATCGTCGTAGAAGTGCAGAGGCAACGAATGCCATCTAGCTTGGGCTGTGAAAAGACGGGGTATTTAAGGTCGTCTTCACGGTCCTCAAACTTCTGCGCCAGCATACAGTCGATCATCGTGGGCTTGTCGATGTTTTTAATGTCGAGATGGTAACCTGTTTCCTCACGTTTACGGAAGATTGCATCGGCCTCAAAGCGCGCCTGCATTTCCGCATTACGTTCATTTGCGCGGCCGACATTGGTGGGCTGGGCATAGTACCATTCGGTCGTGGTTTTCTTACCATCGACCTGACCATAGATGGTGCGGTAACGACCGCCGTCAATTTCGATGGTCCAGGTCTGCGTGGCACCCGTAGAAGTGCGTGAATAAAGTGTTGGAAGTTTCATGTTAAAATTAAGCCGCGTAGGCATTCTGCAATTTATAGGGCGACTTGGTTGGCTCCTTGACGGAACCATACCACTCAACTTGCTGTTTCTCCTCGTGAGTCAGTTCGCCCACGGGAAGAAGGTACCAGTCAATGACGTACTCCTGCCACGAGTCATCGTTGCGGGTTACCGCAATACGAAGCTCTTCCACAAAGGAACTGACCTTTGACCGATCCTGGACCTCGGTGAGGTCTAGAGCAATCGGATGGCGGTACTCATAACCACCCTTGGCTTTCCAGTACTGCGGGCACTGGCCTTTGCCGTCCCAGTCATGGGCTCCGTAGTTCTCGTGAACCTGAGTGGAAACGACAATGTTAAATTTGATCATGCATACATCCTACATCAATCCATCAAAAAGTAAACCACAAAGATATGGTCTAAGTTGTTGATAGTCAATATGAGCAATATTAATATGCCCAAAAAACCAAGAGTATCAGAAAATCTTCTCTAACTTGTTGATTATGTTGGCCCTCTTGTCGCGGGCGTGTTTTTCACCAGGATCAAAGTTACCCCACTTCTGTTTTACATTGATTTCAGCTAGGCGAGTGCGTTGGACATCATACTTCTTTCCCACCCGAGCTATGGGTCCGAGGTGTTTGCAATGAAGCAACCAGCACGTTGGTACCGTGAACTTATGGTTCTTATTGTCTATCAGATACCGTTCACCCAACTTAGAGGTCACGTGGCACTGGTGAGCGCCAGGAGCAAACTCCAACTTGGTGATTCGCTTTGGCGCAAACAGAATCGGCTTGGAGTACCATCTGTCATCTCTGGCTCCATGGACCACCTCATCATAAATCTGACCCGAGCCCGTGGGAAAGTTTTCCGAATACATTTCGTAGCCATAGGGCTGTACGATATGAACATTGTTGCGGTCGTATTCCTCCAATGTCTTGGTAACACCATTCGGAAAGTAGATCAGTTCATCGGCATCCGCAGTAATGACCCAATCGGCGTCGGTTCCAATCCATGCTGTGCTTTTGAGTTCACGGCTTAGATCGTCATTGAGCACGCCGCCCGTATCCCAATCACGTACCTCTGCACCATACTCCTTACAGATTTCTCTCGTTCTATCCGTGCTAAAGGAGTCATGAACTATGATTCGAGTCGCAAATTGGGAGTAATGCCTTAACGTGTAGGGCAGAATATCCTCCTCATTGTAGGTAAGGATATGAACCTGAATCTTCATTCTTTAATCTTCTTGAGGGCGACCTGGTAACCACGACCCGGAAGAAGTTCCATTTCCTTGGCATAGCAATTGATGAAAGCATCAACAGCCATCTTGGGGCGGTCAATCTCCTTTGGCAATGCTGTCCATTGATAGTCGTCAAAGATCATGATACCGCCGACCTTGAGCAGCTCAAAACCAATGACGGCATCACGGAGACAACCACGCGCCGAATGGTCGGCATCGACATAAAGGAAGTCAAAGGTACCGGAACCCACACTCGTCACAGATAGCATCTGTTTGTGGGACATGTTCTCGATGAATGCCTTATTGGTGAAACGGGCTAAACGTTCCTCTGCAATCTCATAGTTCCTCGATACATCAATTCCATGGAGATGATGTTCGTCACTACCTTTAAAGGTATCGACGCAATACAGAAAAGAATCTTTATGGGTGCAGATGTTATCCAAAAACCATTCGGCAGAAGAACCCTGGAAGGTTCCAAGCTCCATGCCTTTACACGGTGTGTCCTTGAGATGGCCGAGCCATTCAATCCAGCGCGGTCCTCTTACAGTTCCTGTTTCCGATTTTGCAATGTGTTCCATGGGTTTATTTAGGCTGTTTTAAAGGTTTGTTTTTCTTGACTACTTCCTTGTGCTCCTTGGGAATCTTCTTGAAGATGTCGTCCCAGGTTGAATTAAACTCATCTCGCGATACAGAGAATGGTCGCGGCTTTGATCCTTTGCCATTTGTGCTCATTTTAGTTTCTTACCGTAAAAAGCCCCGACCCTGCGTATTGCGGGCAATAAGTTTTCAAGGTATTTAAGTTCTTGGATATAAACCAGTTTTCCTGATTTCTCTGCTTTCTTACGGAGCTTTCGGATGTCCTCCGACATTAACGTATAATGGTACTGAAGGTCATTTGCCACAATGTGATCAAATACCTCAACCTCAAGTTCCATCTGGAAAACCTTCTTTTTCATATTAATCAGTACAATCCATCGCCAGGCACATTTGTATCAAGGTACTCTTTGAGTTCAATGTTCTCGTTATACAGTTCTTCTAATCTTTGAGCGGCTTCAAATATGGCTGCATTGGCTACTCCATCGTCGCTTTGTATATCTCTTGCGAGTATGTGCATAGCCGCTATTAAAGTTTCGGTGGATGATTTCACAGCTTCGTCCACTTGGTACCAAGGAAGAATCGTTGGCATTGTCTACGGAACCAATTCGGTACATGCTTTTTTTCATAGACAAAACAGACTACGAGCCAATTATCTCCAAATACATCGCACTTATAGATGGGCTCTTTCTTTTCCCGGAACGTCAACGGTTCAACGGTACTAGTTTTATAGATTAGGGTATTGTCGGCACGAGTCTCAGTCATAGTAGCCGTCCTCTCTAAGTTCTTTTTCAATTTTTTTGTTTTTTTCATTTAGAACTGATATAAAGACAATTAGCACCACTACGGCACAAAGCGCAATAAGACCTCCAATAATGAGAATGCTTTTAATCATTGATAAAATCCACAATTTCTTGGATCATTTCTGGAGTGAGGTCCTGAGCTTCATAACCGTAATACGGCTTGATGTTAAAATACTTTGGAATCGGATCAATGAGGTTAAGAAATTCAATCTTGCTCATATTGTCTCTCCTAGGAAGGTTATCAATAAGGTATGATTGTGCATTTGGAAATCCAGACAGCTCAATTCCTCCGCGGATATGAATGTCGTCCCGATGATAGATTTGTGAATTCTTAAACCCTAATTTAAATACTTCATTCCAGCTTTCCGCATATTCCTGCGTTGCAGCGGTAAGAATGTAACAGGGTGCAATTTCTCTGAGTACCTTTAATAGGTCGAGTGCTCCGGGGCGGAGCACCGCTCTATAGGTATCATTATGGTCAATTTTAATGACCTTGGAACCTTCACGCGGCTCATCATTCCATGGGTCGCAATGAATCAGAGTTTCATCAAGATCAACAAAAATGTATTTAGTTTTAGCCATAAAAGAATACTATATTACTTATCCAAATTTGTAAACAAAAAAGGACCCAATGAATTTATTTTTTCATTGGGTCCTTTAAGTGGTGGACCAGACAGGGATCGAACCTGCGACCGTCTGCTTGCAAAGCAGCCTCTCTACCAACTGAGATACTAGCCCGAATTAATTAGAACTTGAGGGTAACAGCCGAACGGAGACCAACCGTGGTCTTATCGAGATTGCCGTCCTGGAGGACAACAAAACCGGCTGATAGGACCTTCCATGAAGCATCAAGTGAACCGCCGTAGTAGGCATTGGTGTATTTGATTTCCTTGACGGTGCGTGGGAAAACATCATTTGCGTCGGTATAACCAGCAAATACTGTACCCGTGAGACCGAAGTCGCCAGCAAACTTGGCAGTTTGTGCAAACTTAGCTTCAACATTGGAGAGGTCGGATTCAACATCATAGCGTCCGGTAACGGTCACTGGACCCTTACCAACGGTAACGAATGGACGGAAGTGTCCATTTGAATCCTTACCCGGACGATTCTTCATTGCATACTCGGTACCAACTTTTACGTCGGCAAGAGTTGAGACGAATGTATAACCGCCAAGGAATTTGAACTGGTAGAAATCGACAGAATCAATACCATTGAGATGGGTATCTGCCGATGCTCCGACATTGAAACTGCCGATTGAGTAGTCGACTGCGGTAACAGCCGAACCCTTCGTATCAGTGACTTTGCCGAAGTCAATTCCTTTTTCTTGGTATCCAACCGAAACCGTGCCGCCAGCAAAGGCAGACGCAACAGCAAGAACCGAGATGAGTGTGAGTTTGATTAGTTTATTCATACGTTATTATTTATATTTCCTATCCAAAGTGGACCGCGTGTAGGGCTCGAACCTACATCTTCAGTTTCGTTCAGGGTGTACTTGACCTGTAACACTGAAATCTTATCCTTTAGACGAACGCGGTTTATGCTTTACTTTGCCGTATTCCATAGCCTCATATTCGATCAATAATAGATCACATCCGATTCGCTACTTAGCCGATGGACTTTATTTAAAGACCGCGGATACGCATAATATCCGCGTGAGGTTCAGTACCTGGAATCTTTTGAGAATGACTGTAAAAGAACTATGATAGAACTATATCTCAACGCCGTCAAAAGTAAACAACAAAGTTCACTTTTTCTGCAATTCAATAAGTCTATCTAAAATGTAAAGAGCCATTTGAAAGTTTCCACAGTCAATGGCCGCAATTAGTTCTTTTTTCAAATTCCACGCCTTTTCAGCATCGGTCCACGCATCCATGCTATATGCAAGAGAGTTTGGCGTCAATGGAGAGTTTCTCGCATACGCATTGGCAACCGTCTTCATGGACGGATTCATTGCCATTGGTTGTATCGGTGCTATCTCCATCTATCTATTTATTATTTTGTAACATTTAGAAGTGGTGCTCATTGTAGGACTCGAACCTACGACCCTCTCGGTGTAAGCGAGATGCTCTAACCAACTGAGCTAAACGAGCAAAATGGTTCACTATGGAACTGGAAGCCGTGTTCCTCCTTTTTGCCGGCATGGCAAACTGCTCTCCGTTGAGCTATTAGTGAAAATGGTGGACCTGAGGGGAGTTGAACCCCTGTGTTCAATAATTTTTCCGATAATTTTCTACAAGCTTAGTACTACTTAACTGTCGCCATGATACCGTAATACTGTATCATGATTGTTTTGGTGAGGATACACATCTTGTACACCACTTCAAGACGGTCTCGCTTTTTATGACGAGTGTAACACTTAGCGAGAATCTGTGTTATCTACTCGATCACAGTTTTTAGGCTGCGAGTGGCATTTCTTCGGCGAAACCGAAGAAATTGCTGAGGGCTTTATTAATGCCGTTTAACTTTTTACCAGTTTTTAAAAGGTATCCGGAGAACCTTGCTTGCTTACTATAAGTCTATTACTGAGTCGAATCCAGTACAGGCCCATAAATTTAAAAGAACGAAATTGGATGCTGGGGATGGAATTGAACCATCAGCTCCGCGTTATGAGCGCGACGAGTTACCGTTACTCTACCCGGCAGGAAAATGAATTTGGGAGGATTAATGATTACCTCCATCGTCCTAGTGTTTTCAGTTATTCAGTCATATGGTGCCGTCGCACCTTAATAGTCCGCTTGTCATTGTATTTCATGCTTACAAGACTATACCTCTGGTTGCTTAGGTTGGCCGACCCAAGTTTTCAGCGTAGTACCTTACCTACTTACACATTGTAGAACTGAGTGATGTTCTTCACACCACCCATGCGTTAGCCCCATTAGAAAGGCTTATTCCGCCACAAAAATTAAAAAAGAACAAAAATTAGTGGGACCGTGGATTAATGCCACGCACCGGTCTGTCCCGTAACCTGCTGGTAGAACTTGTATCCAGCCAAGGCATTGGTTTAAAGAGTGACAATGCTTCCTCTCCAGGGTGTCGGGCAGTTTAAGTGCACCGACAAAATTTCTCTCATTCCGGCAACGTCAGCATACAGTCCCGACCAGTGCCTATTCCACTATTATCGAGATTCTACAACTGTTGCAGACCGTGGTGACAATAGGTTCGTGAAACCAGTTGCAGAATGAGAGTCCAAGGAGATCAAGCCTTGGAAAGTTTTTAGAAAGAACAAAACCGAATTGTAACGAGTGAGCCTCTATTCGTGGCTTTATATAAAAAGTCAAGATTTAAAGAATGCCGTTAGTAAAGTTCCGAAAAAGCAAACAACATTACCAACAAGCAAAGAGATAGAATATTTGTTCCAGCTCCGCATAAAGCCTGGGCGGTCCACGATGACTTTCCAGAAGGTGAATAACCAACCAGCGAAGAACAACAAAGTTAATATTAGTTTCATAAAAGTAATAGTGAAGGGAATTTATAAAGAAAGTCAAGAAAAAATGTCCACGGAGTCGAACCGTTTTTCACATAATATGATTATGGGCCACCACCTTCTAGCTAGAAAGGCTGGACAAAAATGAATCAAGTAGATGTTCGGTGTATTTGTCAATTTCCGCACCGTAGCCAATCAGCCCTAGACATATTAGGCGATTATTTTCATTAAACGGGTATCTACTTGAAATTGAATCAGTGGTGAAGTTGCAGCAATTTATCTTCACTTTACATATACCTGCTTGGATAGTATCCTCACTGAAAATTAGATAGAATCGTATAGGCCGTGAAGATTTCAAGAGTCTTTGGGTCTTGCCATCCGTCGCACCCTGCGAAGTCCAATTAGGCCGAAAGAGCGGCATTTTTGTAACCTCTGATACGATTCTAAAAGTTTTTAAAGAACAAAAATTGGTGGACTTTATCGTTGCCCGACGACGGTGGATTTATACCACAGGCTCCGTACTGATTACCGTTTGCCATTTTTTCAAATTGGTGCCTCCTCCGAGATTCGAACTCGGAACCCACTGATTAAAAGTCAGCAGCTCTGAACCGTTGAGCTAAGGAGGCGTAAATTGTAAATGAACGAAATTAATTATGGTACAATCATACACATATTCATTTAAAAGTAAACAACAAAATGGTGCCCCCGAGGGAATTCGAATCCCTGTATGCACCGTGAAAGGGTGATGTCCTAGGCCACTAGACGACGGGGGCAATAAAAATGTGTTTTAAAAGAACAAAAGTGGTGCCCCGAGAGGGAATCGAACCCCCATTAACCGCTTAGAAGGCGGTGGTCCTATCCGTTGAACGACCGAGGCATTAAAAAGAACTAAAACCGAGACACTTGAAGTGTTGCTCAATTTCATAATACAATCATACATCAATGTCGGTCAAAGTAAAACAAATAATGCAACTTCGACTGTGTTTAAGTTGTTGATGGTCAACAACCGCACAAATTAATGGATAATGACTCTACATTTTTTTGAGGAATCTGATTTTAGAAGTGTGTCCCAGGACTTTCTCCAGCGTTTGTAATTCGTGGGGCAAAAGCTACCCTCTGGAATTTTCTGGTGGGTATCAGATTCAACACTATCCTTCTTCATGGAATCAAACCCCCACATATGAATCTCCGTGTAACCGTTCTGCATTAACCAGAACACTCCACGATGCCCAGTGGATTCACCAGCCCTCAGTTGATGATGCATTACATCTCGAATCTCGGGAGCCGGATTGCATTGAGTCGCAATCTTTTTAATTGCATTCGGGATGATGACGGGAAAATTCAACTTCAGTTTATTGTTATGGATGTGGTTGATCACCACCTTGTCCATAATGAAGGTCGCCTTGAGCGGCAACGCAGGGTCCGACAGGTTACATCCAAAGATGTCACCCTGAGGCGTATTGATAAAATCCTTTCGAGAAGGACCGTTTCCGAGAATATGTGCAATCATAGAGTGGAGCGGAAGAAGGGACTCGAACCCTCAACATCTTCGTTGGCAACGAAGTGCTCGACCATTGAGCTACTTCCGCAAATTGTTTAAGTGGAGCTTCCAATCAGGGTTGAACTGATGACCTCGTCCTTACCAAGAACGTGCTCTACCAGCTGAGCTATGGAAGCGTTTGGTATATGTATACATGATAAATGGTGCCTCAGGTGGGAGTCGAACCCACAAAATTTAGATTCTAAATCTAACACGTATGCCAATTCCGTCACCGAGGCTAAAAAAGTGGTGCTCGGAGAGAGATTCGAACTCTCAGCAGCTACTCCCTCAAAGTAGTGTGTTTACCAATTTCACCATCCGAGCAAAAAGTTATATGGTACCCACGGTGGGAGTCGAACCCACAGTTGAACAGATTTTAAGTCTGTTGTGTCTACCAATTCCACCACGAGGGCATAACATAAAATGGCTCCCCAACTAGGGTTCGAACCTAGACTAGGTGAGTCAAAGTCACCTGTGCTACCATTACACAATCGGGGAAAAGTGGTGGACCCGGTGGGATTTTAACCCACGATCTAGGGATTATGAGTCCCTTGCTTTAGGACGCTAAGCTACAAGTCCTCGAAATTGGCTGGCAAAGTAGGACTCGAACCTACAACCCTCGCATTAACAGTGCGATGCTCTGCCATTGAGCTATATGCCAAAAGTGGTCCGAGCGGCGGGATTTGAACCCACAGTCTTCTGCTCCCAAAGCAGACGCGATAGCCAAGTTACGCTACGCTCGGATGAAATTGGTGGTGCCGGAGGGAGTTGAACCCTCACGCTATTCCGGGTAAGAACCGGATGCCCGTCCACTGTGGCTTCAGCACCGAAAATAATTAACGTCCGACCGATGGGTTTGCACCACGAGAGGTTCCTGAGTCAACTGTACCTCTTTGCTATCGACTTTAACGTATCGGACGTTTAATTCCGGTAATTAATCGGAATCAAAATGGCGGGATGGACGGGACTCGAACCCGCGACCTTCTGCGTGACAGGCAGACGCTCTAAACCAGCTGAGCTACCACCCCTAAAGTTTCACACAGCCATTATTGTCATTGATATAAATCGAGAGGACTACTGTGTATGTTAAATTATTTGAATAGATGTAGCTTTGCTTTATATGACTACACTCCAGCGAGTTTCTTATTTACGCATAAGCTCCAACACGTTTAATGTTTCCCAATAAACGTACTGTTATGAACTCAGAGGCTTTTCGTTACTTCCATGTTTTTCCGCTGACGGTTAGACCCCGTGCTCGTACCGAAGATGGAAACAATCTTCTACATTCCGAGCTGCTATTCAAAATTGGATCCTTCTGCCATACAAGTCTTCCAGAACATTTCCAGAAGATGAATGCACTTGTATGCGTTACACTCTTAAACCCCCTAAAGGAACGCAACCTTTTACACAGGTATAAGATTGCCCAGTTTCTTAGCAACATGGAGCTTTACCTTAGCGCCGGCGAATGTAACGGTCTGCATAAACACAGAAGAAATTAATTTGATAGTTGATTCCGTACCCAAGACTATTAAAGCTGTCCTCATTAAGGGTGTGCTAACTATCAAAATTGGATTGCGGGCTGGACTCGATACCAGCTGACAGCGCCAAATATCCGCGACTTAGCGGGGTCCCTTGCTGCCGTGGACTCGGAAGGCTGCGTGTCCTTCCACGCCGCCGCAAATTGAATGCGATTGTGACCGCTTATCAGGTCACTACAAGCGTGGAGACTAAGATCCCTCTATCGCAAATTGGCACGGACGGAGGGAATCGCACCCTCATAAGGCAGTTTTGGAGACTGCTGCACTACTAATGTACCACGTCCGTAAAAATAAATGGGGCGATCAACGGGGCTTGAACCCGTAACCCCGAAAATCACAATCTCGTGCTCTGGCCAATTGAGCTATGATCGCCGTAAATGGAGCGCCAGACAGGACTCGAACCTGCATGT